GTTAGAGATTCGTAAAGGCCATCCATAGTATTGTTTATGTGATTAAGCCTCTGTATGTCTCTCTCGGAAAGTTTCATAATCCATTTATTATTCTGCGTATCTTCAACTTAGCAATCTTATAAAAATCTTGTAACTTATGTGAAGGTACTTCATCTATTAAAGGTGAAAAAATATTCATGCTTTTTTTTAAGCGGTCAATTTCTTTTTTTAACTCTTTGTTTTCTTCTTTTAAATGAACTATTATGGTAGGCTCATCCATTTCTCGTTGATCTAAGTACTCATTAAATTCATCCATCCAACTTTTTGATATGATTTTTACTGCGTGGATTATACTAGAGTCGTGCTGTAACAACCACTCCATGTCTTTTAAATAATGAATGATAGTAGTGTGGTCTTTTTTTAAAGCCCTGCCTATTTTGTTTAAACTCCAATTCTGAGTTCTTAAAATATAAGCAAACACCTTCCGGGCATCTACAAGTTTGCGCTCACGACTTAAATCATAAACATTGTCTATTTCAAAATACAGCTCAACAAGGTCTCTCAATATTTGAGTTTCCTTGTCAGCCTCTAAATACTTCTGTCTTAATTCCATAGCTTTCTAATTCTTTTAATCGGTACTCCTGTAGCTTAGAGAGTTTACCATCCGGTCTCTTGACTTCTGAAAACAATACATCAGAGTTAGGTGGTATAGCTAACAAGTCAGGAATGCCATTTTTGTTTGTCTTTAATAGTTTAATTACGTAATAACCTTCGGCCTCTAGTTGTTTGATTCTTTTGCTTTGTATTTTAGACTCTGTCATTATACATAAAAATATAAAACATTAAACAGTTTACCAACACTTTTATGTGGAAAACATCGAACCTTAAAATTCAGGTTCGAAACATTCACACTGTGTTGGAGTGCGATCAAACTCATACGGGAAATGATCCACCTGCATCACCCTTGGAGAGCTACAGCTAAATACAGCTAGGAGTAGTACCAATATAAATAATATCAGTGCTATCACTTCTTTGATTTTGGTTCCTTGTAATGGTGTTCTTTGTGACATCGGCAACACAAAATTAAACATTTATCCATTTCTTTTTTTATGGTCTCAAAACCAAAACCTTGGCCTACTGCATTGGCTACAGAAAAAGTTTTATCCTTCCTGTGATGATGAAATTCTAAAGCTTTTGGGCTGAAGTCAGGGTGCGTTTCTTTGGAGTATCCACAGTTATAACACGCTAAACCTTCTTTATAATTTTTAATTTTCATAGCAAGCCCTCGCTTGTATTTATATTTTTTTTCGTTATGACAATCTTTACAATCTCCACGGTAATATACTTTACCGCTTTTAGAAGTTTTTGTTACATGAAAATCTGATTGTTCTAACTCTCTTTTGCATATCTTACATACCTTCATAGCAATCTAAGGTCATTCTTAAAGTGACTTAATGTGTAATCCTTTTTCTTGCTGACTGCATCATAAATTTTTTGTTCAATACCGTTCTCAGAAAACACCCAATACACATCGTTCTTTAATCTGTCCTTTGTGGTCATCCTATCGCGACTCTGCCAATAGCTTGTCGCACTAAAGTCTATGTTGTAGTATACTAACGCTACTGCTTGCTTCAACGAAATACCTTCACGCCCACTAACAATCTGAAGGGCTATGTTTTTATTGGTATCTTGAAACTCTTTTATATCAGTAGTAATAGAATCGTTATATACTTCTTTGATCGCATTTAGCTCTTCCTTAAACTTATAGAAGATGCCAATTTTTTTGCCTTTGAATTTATTATAAATGTATTGTGCTTTTGTGGTATCTATAATAGTAGAGTTACCACTCTCGAACTTGATAGTACCCGAAAATAGTTGGTGTAGCTTCATCATTAGCTTTACCGAAGTGTCTGCTAAAATTACTTCTTGCTTACCCTCTACCACTAAATTTTTTTTGAGCATATTTGCTATCTTGTAGGTAGTGTCGCTCATCTTTACTTTTAAAACTGTCTCAGTAGTTTTAGTTTGAAAGCCTGCTTGCTTTTGTGAATAGCTTATAGTGTAAGGCTTCATAACCTCCAATATCTCTTTTCTGCCATTGGAGTAATCGTTTACATAATTGCTGTTTATTTTTCGTGACGTTACTCTCACAAAATCGTGAGCAAACTTATAAAAGTTTTTGTACTTCCTGAAAGGATTGTTGCGGTGACCATATACTTGATGGTACATCTGAGAAAAACTTTCAGGAGTAGGCGTTCCCGATAACAATATGTAATACGGATTGCATTTTTCTAATAGCTTGCGTACGTGCTTGGCCCTGTTACTAGGCGTAGGAAATTTACTCATGCTGTGGGCCTCATCGCATACAATCACATCCCAATCCACATCGGGAATCTTGTGTAACGATTCGTAATTTATACACCAAAAATTGAAATGACAAAAGCCTCCCTTCTCAACATCTTCAGTTATAGAAGATATGGCTTTCTTCTTTGTAATAAACAAAACATTTTCAACTCCCAATGAATCGCATATAGATAAACTAGTTAAAGTCTTGCCGGTTCTTACCTCCATAGCTAAGTACAGTAAACGGTGTTCTCTCAGGATCCGAGTACCTCTCTCAACAATGTCTTGTTGGTAATCTCTAAGCTTGATCATGTTGTCTAAGTTTTAGCTCAACTTTTTTTAACTCAGCGCACTTCTCATATTCCTCTTGTTCCTCCCAAAAAGCAATCATCCTTGCAACTAAACTAATGTTTATGTCTTCAGAAATATCATGGGCAAATACAACATCACCTTCATTTTCAATAATCTCTAATGGGTTGTGATTGTGTACCAACACATTGTAAGAATTGTCAAACGCTTCAACTAATCTACTTAATAAATGTATATCACTCATAACATAACTTTTTAGAAGTCTAAGATATTAAAATCTTCATTCTCCGGTTTAAGCTTAAAAATAATCCATCTTCCCTTAGGGTCTCTGCCTTCCTCAGGAAGGACACCATACTTATAATTTGCATAACTAATTAACCATTTGTAAAACTTTGCTCTACTAATAGTCATCTTACTTTTTGGCCCAAAGTCAGGGTTTTCATCTATAAAATCAAAGTACAGTTCCTGTTTATATATCTTCTCATTATGCTTGAGCATATTGTTGGCATCATGTCCATCTATCAGACCACACCACTCTATAAACTCATGGCACGTTTCAGCACTAAGCTTACGAATTTTTAAGTTTACAAACTTGCTTTTTATTAATCCTGTATTCAGATAAGACTGTAAATTATTAACCATGTAGTTGTCAAAGCCACACCACTCTTCATCATTCCAATCTCCAAACATTAACTTTCCGAACTCATCTAAAGGAGTATAATCCTTAGAATAATGTTGATGTAATTCCAATTCCCATTTCCTTCTTTCAAAGCTATTGCCCTTTCCTTTTATAGCATAGTTAGTGGTGATAGCTATTTTTGGAGACTTGTTAAATGGTATCTTAATAGCATCTTTGTTTTTCTTTTCCAATGTCAATCCCTCAGTAACTACTGAGAACAATCTCTCAAAGTCAAAATGTTTTTTCACATCATCAAAGCATAAGACTTGAGTATCAGCCGATACAAGCTGATATGCGAAGCTCCTTTCAAATGTAAAACTCTTCCCATCAATCACGACTATTTTTTTCATTTGACTCAAAGCATTAATAAAAATACCTTTTCCTGTACCACCCTCCGGCATATCAGAAATGGTTTCGTCATTTAAAATAGTGGCGGGACAAAAGGATAGATTCTTATATCCATGTAACATATATCCTATAGTAGACTCCATGCTTTTAATTCTGCTTGTATCACCGTTGCAGATGCGAGAGATAAAAGTTTTGTAATCACATTCACCAACATCACAAATGTCAAAATTCCTATCTATGACATGGTCTTTCCAAACATAACCACCCAAATCCAAATAGTCTATAGGGACTATCTCACTCTTGGTAATTTTTACTGCACAATTTTTATAGTACAAGTACGCAGAGCTTTTGGTGTCTTCAATAAAATAAACATCTATGCTTGCAAGTAACGTAAGAAAGTCTTCTTTAAAATAACGTGTATTGTCAGCGAAGTAATTGTACACAGACATATCTTCTTTGTCTAGTAAATACTGAAGGACAAAATCTTTAATATCTTTTTCACTTGTATGGTCTATAAGATTGTTAGTAACCTTAACAAACACATAGTTCTTTGACCCGGGAGGACAGTACTTATAAAACCCATTCTCTTCAAGGAAGTCTTTAAATAAATAATGGACTATCCTTATCGTTCCCTTATCTGTTTTAGTCCAAAAAAAACTATTGGCCTGTTCCTCTTCAACTCTGCTTATCACATTATTTACTTCCATAGGATTCATGTCGCAGAACTGCAGGTGTTCTTTTATGTCTTGTTTAGATGCACCCTTCGCCATCTTGTGTCTAAGTACATTCATCTGCTCTACATCTTCATACACTTTTGTTCCGAAGTTTTGCTTTTGAGCATAGGCGCTATCTATGGTTCTTTTTATTTCGTTTATGGTGAACCCGCGAGTTGTGTAATTTGCCATCACATACTCAGCCAAACTTTTGTTTACACCAAAATCGTTAAAGGCAGAGGCCAACACATAAGTGTTTTGATTCCGTTGTCCTTCTATCATTGGGTATTTTTTCTCCCACCACTTTACTAAGATTTCTATAATCTTGTTCTCATCACAAATAGGGATCGTTGCATATCCTGAGTTTTTATCTATCTCTACATAGCTTTCTTCATCTATCTTATCCCACAAACTAGAGTTAACGTTTATATTTATAAGCGGGTCGTAGCTTTCATAACATACGCGGCCCACATTTTTTACGCTTTTATCAAAGTAAGGAGAGTTGAAATAATTCTCTAAACTATTGAAGTAGTTTTTGTGGTTGTCTACATCCTTGGGTACTTTTATCAATACCTTCAGGCCCATGCCGGAAGGACTAATGAATACTGAAAAAACAAACTTGTTTTCACTAAGCTTCTGCTTATCTGAAAGCAAAGCCTTCTTAGATTTATAGCCATCGAAATCCAAACATATCAATCCACTATGTTCTGTGATGGCGGTGTCTAAACGTTTAGTAAATACACCACTAAAACATATGGCCGGTAGTTGTTTTTTCAGATTGTTTCTCAGTTCTTTATTGCTCTCCGCTCGTATTTGTTTTACGAGATTTTTGCTGTTACCATTCTTTACGCGTGTTAAAATATGAAGTACATCTCTATGGAATGGAGTGTCTGTTTCTTTTATGTTCTGAAAGATAGTAATTAGGTTAGTGTCGTTTTGTGTCATTTTTATGTCGATTTTATGTCGATTAAAGTGTTGATTATCAATAAGATGTCGAAAATGTCAAGTTGAAACCCAAAATAAAATAAAAAAAGTATATAAATAAAATACGTGTATTATATATATATAGGGAAATAAAAAACTCGACATTGTTGGCATAAAAAAAAGGAGACTGCGCCAAGTATAAACACAGTCCCCTTTACAGAATTAGAATGGCATATCGTCATCCTCACCTTCATCCAAGATAGTAGCTTTAGCTTTGGATGGATCGGGATTAAACGTATCTAATTTTAAATATGGCTTGCCATTTTGCTTGCCAACAAGGATAGATAAATTTACCCACCCATTAGCGTTAGCGTGTTTTTTAACAAAAGGAACAGCATCATCAACTTTAATTGATACATTCCCAATAACAAAGTCCGGTGCATTTTCATTTCTCTTAAATGAAAAACCGTCTGCAAAAATGATTTCGTCTTTACTCATTTTCAAAAGTTTTAATATTTTGTTCCAAAAAAGATAAAGTGCTGACTATAAACTTATGCTTGTCAGCATCACTCTTGAATACCTGTGGAACGCAGATATGAAGAGTGTTTTTTCTATATTTCTCTTTCGATAACGTAATCTTCGGCGTTTTCGACAGAATTTTTCCCAAAAAATTTCTCATAATTTTCTAATCCCTTTTGTAATTTAATACGACCTTGCTCATAACTATTTTCGTTAAGAGTATCTTTGGCCATCATGTGATTGGTTTTGTCTATACTAATAAACATAATAGGCTTACCAAATAACTCTCTGTATATATAGCCTTGTACATCATAGTAGTATTTCCTTACACTCCAAGGGAAGTCATGGACATTGCTAGTAGTTTTTAGATCAATAACATAATCATTGCTAATGATGTCAGCTTTACCTTTAAAAGCATATCCATTTATTATTTTAACTTCAGGAACCTCAAATCGATTGTTGTCATCATAAATGAGGTCATAGATTTTTAAATTACGCTTCATAGCAGACACCCATTCTTCAACAGATTTTTTTTCATGCTCAAGCATAATCATCTTAAAGTTATTGTGTTCAAGGGCCTCTTTGTAGGCTTTTGTGTTTCGTGAAGAAACATTTAGAACCGGGAAGTCTGCTGACTTCTCCGGCTCTAACATGAGCTGATGAAAGTATTTACCCATCAACAACTCTTTAGTTTCGAACCCACCACCTTTGAAGGCTACCGGGTTCTGACACAACACTTTTATATCGCTTTGAGAAAAATAATTTTTTCCAAATACTCCGTAGTAGTCATTGTCATCGCCTAGCGTTTCAATGACCTTTTTCTTGTTTGTAATATTCGTCAGCATTACTTAGAGTTTACTGCAGTTTGTATTTCTTTCTTTACTTTGGCAGTAATCTTATACTTGCGCTCTAGCTGAGTTACTATCTTATCAAGCCCTAACTTTTTGTTGTCAGAAACATAACTCAACACCTTTGTCCAATTGGCATCGCCAATATCTAGGGTTAGTGTTTTGCTTTTATTAACGACAGCTTGAGGCTTCTTTTCCTCTGCTACAGCCTTAACATCTTCACCTATCCATAAAGACAATCCAAGACCATGCATTGCTATAGCCTTTGCTGTGCTTCTTTGAATGGCTGTGTTGATATCCATTGTTCCTATCTTTTCCAAAGGAATCTCATTATTCCTGAAGTCTATAATAGGTAGCATATCAATATGCTCTATTCCGTTTACAATAACTCCCACCTTTACTTGTGCAGAGTTGTTAAGAGGAAATATTGGCAGTCCACTATGCTCATGTTCATAGATAATTCTATTTGCATCAGGATGCATCTTCTTTAACATATCCCATGCACTAGCCCATGATAGATAATCAAACTTTCCTTTCTTTTCAATCTTACCGCTGATATCAATTTGTGATAACTCGGTGTAATAATTCTTTTTAGTTGTTGCCATAGTTACTAAGTTTTATAATTTATTAATGTAATCTCTTTTTTTCTTTACAATCTTTGCATAAGACTTAATTAGTCTTGACCTAGACTGTTTTAAACTATTTAGTTTTTTGGTATTATTACCATTGTTTAACGCTTCTTTTATAGAGGTTTCAACAGTTTTTAGTTTGCGTTGATAATTTTCTAATGATATGTCATAGACACCTACAACCCAACCTTTTTCTTGCAATTGTGGAAGCACCGTAGAGGTTATATCTCTATAGTAATCTCCAAAGGTAGTGTTGTATATTTTGCACTCATTACCATCAAAGGTCATCTTAATGCCATTTAAAAAAAACTCACTAGTAGTACCGTCTGAAACGTGTAACGTACCATTATGCCACATTGCTTCCTCTAACATCGTTGATTAGTTTTTTATAGTCAGGATCAGCATCTATAAGCTTTTGCGCTTGCTTGATGCCATGAATTATCGTTGAGTGAGTCACATCAAAACCCATATCTTTTAAATACTCTTGTTGTGCTACCACTCTAATGTTTCTTTTTTTTGCTACCCACCACAGAATCTGTCGTGCATCTACTATTGTTCTTGACTTTGTTTTTGTTAGCATCTGTGACGGAGATAAATCGAACCGATTTGCCACTACGTCCATCAGAGCCGTGAATACTTCTTTTTTCATTTTGCTTGTTTTTTATTGAGGGATAAGCCGTCAGTATATTACTGAGGCATTCTTTTATAATGTCATCCATAAGGTTAGTTTGTCTTAACACAAAGTTAATAAAATGTACATTAAAATTATAACTTTTGTTTAAATACTTTAACCAAAGTGGACTGTGCTTCTTTTAAATCTTTATACAATTGGCCATTAAAATAATACCCTCCTGACTTGAGAATATCTATCTTATAATTGCCCATATAAACCAATACAAAATTGGTTTGTTCTGCCGTTTCCTTCGCTTGCTTGCCATACAAATGTTTATACTTGTCAGGATGCATAAGTCGAGCAGTTTCTTCCATTACCTCGCCAAGGTTAACGGTTAAACCTACGTATTGCTGTAGTTTTTGTATGTATTGTTTGGAGCGTTGCTTCCTCATTTTCTCCTCCAAAATTTCATCATAAATTATATCACTTATCTTCATTTAAATAACTTTTAGCGTACTTAATTAATTCATTAATGTGAATTTGTTCGTCCGGCTTTAACATCGCCATTACTTTATGATGCTCAAAATACCTTATGGCATTTTCTACGGGCAACAGCCGTTCTCTTTTGCTTTTGTAAGTCGCATCAGGGTCAATCAAGGATAGGCATACAACCTCATCATCACCAAATTGATCTAACTTTAGATCCGTTTCTTTTAAATTTTTAAGTCTAGTTATGCAACGAACGTCTTTGAAATTAGGAATACTAATTTCCGCTATTGCCTCCCCCTTGGGATTTGAGATTTCTATTATCATTTTTCTTGATTTGATTCATTAAGATGCGCTTCCTTCTACCATAGGCTAAAGCACTTATGCGCCCTTGCTGAAGAAGCTTTTTTAATGCAGTAAGCTCTACTTCTTTCCACCTATGTCTGTAAAACACTCTATGTAATTTAAAATAAAATTGAATAGTAATTCGCGAAATGACCACTCTTCCTTGGCGGTCACAAATATAATTTTGCCATCTTTTTCAACACAAGCAGAAGAGGTATTTATAACTACATCATCCGCTTCGTTTTTAATTTTCTCGACAGCCGATAAAAGTAAGTCCCCGTCATAAACAACCTGATTCAATAGCTGTTGAGGGCGAGGTGGTTTCTGTCCTACAAAATTATATACTGATTTTTCCTGACTAAATGCTGTCCCACAATCTTTTACCATCGTTGTATGCTATTGTTTTGGCGGAGTAGTTCATGTCTTGGATTTTCTGTTTGGTACGCATATACCACCCTAACAAGTCAGATTGGTCTTCTTTTAAGCATCCCCATGTCATTACTATTTCGCCCTTGTACATTATGTGTAACAAAAGCTGAATGTAATACTTGTTGTTGACATGGCTACGCTGATATTTTGTTGAAGGGCGCATAGACCATAAACCCTCTTCATCAATTAAAGTCCCGTTATCAACTTTCCTCCATTCAATGGCCTCAAGCTTTTGAATAAATCTTTTAGGGTTTAATGATATGTCGTTTTTAGTAATCATAATTAGTTAGTTGTTTGTTGACAAAAATACAAAATAATGTTTAATTATTACAATCGATAATTGAGATAATTTTAAACCCGCTTTTGCTCATATTGTCGTACCAATTACTAAAATCTTCTTCACTTTTAAACACCCTGAAAGTGGTGGTGTATTCGCCGTTTATGTCTTTGTAAGCTATTCCTTTCTTTACCATAATTCCTAATTGTAAGATTCCAATAAATATTTTGTCATGTGGTATTTGATATACGTTTCTGCAAGTATATCTCTAACGTGACTTAGATCATCGTTTTGCATATATGGCATTGAAATTAGTAAATCTCCTACGCATGAGTTGCCACCAATTTTGTCATCCGGCTTTACATCCAAAGCCTTTAGGTAGTCTATAATTTCTGTCTTTAAAGTTTTAGTAGTCATTTGTTTGTTTTTAAGTGTGATAATATCTCATAAGCCTTCATAGGCTCAATACCATAGCCGCCGTCAGGGTCTAGCTTTTTATATTCCTTTACTTTCTTTACGGCTTCTTTTTTCGTCAATCCCAAGTCCATTATGTCATGGGCGAATTCATCAAGCCTAGTTACTTTATATATTTTTCCGTACAGCATCTTTAAATATAATATTTCTTTTTGTGTTTATTTTTGCGAGTATATTTGGTTTTATTCTTATGTACACTCCTTTTGTGCCACAGTTTCACGAACTCTGAGCGCATCCTTTGCTTTATATCATTTACCTTCTTCATAGCACCTAAAAAAGCCCGTGCCAAGCGGCTACGGGCTGTCTGAAGACGGATTAGTTTATTCTTTATGAATTGAATACCACTTTGCGCCTAAATCAAGGATTTGGTCATCACTTAGTTTATCTTCAGCACCAACGCGAATGTCTTTGTCTTCTTTAATGATATCCCTTATAACGCTAATCGCTTCGGACTCTGTATAATATTTAATGCCATGCATATGACCTTCATCAACATAAAGGCTTTTTTTAAAATCCCTGTCTTTAAAAGATACGCAAGCCCCTTTCTCGCCTACTAACTGCTCCAATGGCTCTTCTAAGTTGTCATACAACCACGAACGCATCAGGTCGTTATATTTATAGGTATTGGCTTCTATTATTCTTAATATCTCTAAATCCGATTTGTCACGTAATGAAGGCTCGGCGCCGCGTAGGTAGTCACAAAATGATTTAGTTTCATTCAAGCTTAAAGTCCATTGTTCTAAATTGGTTACTTGAGTGGAAATGTTAACTTTAACGGGTTCAAAAATCACAGAATATTGCAATATTTTAAACTCATTTTTATCTGAAACCATATACTCTCTTATCTCATGTACTGAGTGAAAATAAAAGAAAATGTTATCATAATCTTTATGTTGTTCATCTGTGGTTATTACCACATCTTCAATCTTGCCGTTGTCTAGCCATTGTATTTTTGCTGAATAGTCCATGTTTACTTATTTAAGTTTTTAATAAATTCTACTACTGCTTGGTAAGTAGCGTCAAGTCTTGAGTTTGCCATTACATCAATTAAGACATGATAGTTTTCTGTATCTTCTATAAAAGCACGATTGTGTTCTATTTTAAATAGAGTATTATCATTTGATACTTCATCAATCTTTTCCACTACCGGCATTAACCAATCCCATGACCTATCGTAGTGCAATTCTTCAAAAGTATTACCGCCCTCCATTGAATAGGCGTATTCGCTCATAGATGCTTCTGAATCGTACCAACCTAAATCGGTCTTTTGCATACCCATAAATTCTGCTATTAATTTGTTTTCCTTTTCCATATCTACTTGTTTAAGTCTTTAATAAAATCTAATATTGAATTATATACTTCTTCATGAGAGTCTGACCAATCTACACATACTGCACGGGCGCCGCCCTCCATGCTCCAAACCTTGTCCAACACAGGCTTTAACCAATCCCAAGAGGTGTGGTACTGCATTTCTTCAGGTGTATAAAAGTGTTTTGCGTTTTCATTATCTGAGTCCACATCTAAGCACCCCGTTATGTATATATCCCACTCTGTAGGATTGTATTTAGGTGTGCCTACTGCACCCATAAATTCTGCTATAATTTTATTCGATTCCATATCTATTTGTTTATAAGTGTTTGTAAACTGTAGCCGCAGATGGTTATAAAAATATCATCTATAAGCTTTTTTTCTTTATCAGATGCCGTTTCATATGTCCTCTTCAGGCGTGCTGATTTCTTGTCCATGCGTTCATCATCTGTTAGCATTTCATGTTCTAATTTTTCTATTAAAAGTGCCATAATTTTAGTTGTTTAAAAGCCGCCAAGCAATCTCGCCTAGCACCCAAAAAGCCCGTGCCAAATGGCTACGGGCTGTTCGGATCAAGACAAGTGTTTTTAACGCCGGTAAATAACTTTTATGACATCAGAGAGTGTAACGCTTAGTCCACTCTTTTTAAACTCTGCCAACGCATGATAGCGGCTCTGAGCCGCTACCATTTTATTAGTTCCTTTTATCTTGTACATATTCATTACTGTTTGTTTAAATTTTGAATCAACCTGAACTGATAATCGTAGTCATCGAACTGATGGCAGAAACGGTCACCATTGGACTCTATACTAACTAACTCTTCCATGTTAGTGATGGCATAGGGATTATCTTTGTTCTCTTTAATATGGGTCTTGATGTCTTCATCTAGAGTTTGTATCTGTTCCACGTACTCCTCTTTCGTGAGTACTGTCACCTCATTAACATTGCATTGTATCATAATTGCATACACATTGTCTGTTTCCCAAACTTGATAACTACCGTGATTGTCATCGTAACCTTCAAACCAATAGCCATCGCCGTTGCTTTTAGGCTCGCCTTTAAACCAATTAGAATCGCTGTATTGACCTACCTGTTCAGGGTACTTTTTCGTATCTATGGGAGCAGTATTTGATAATGCCCTTTCATATGCCCATTTGAATGCCTCTTCTTTGCAATCAAACTGTTTGGTATCTGTACCATTGTCAGATGAATAACCTTCACCGTTCCATGTGTCAATTACAATGTACTTTTTCATATCTAAAGGATTAGTATTACCGATATGAAGAAGAGAGGCGTCCTCTAGTCCCTTAATTAAAGCATCGATGTGATACTTGTTTAAAAACTCCCCCTTGTCTGAGTTGTAGTCAAGGTTGTGGGTATTTGCAAATGAGTTAAGATATCTCTTAATCATAGCCTTGTTGTCTGTAGTTAGTTTCATTATCCAAAAATTATTTCTTTAAAAAATACTTGCTGTAAAATAACGTCTGCCGTGATGGCATCGTCTTGTTGGTTGACCATGTCCAATAAATGGTTTAGCTGAGTTTTGCCAACTCGCTTGTGTACGTGTTTAATTCTGATGGTGCGCGTGTAACCTGAAGGCTTCTCACCCTCAACACTTGCCTCTAGGTCAATAATCGTTAAAGGATTGCCGTCCCTTAGTATCTGCATTAGCACATCTTCAAAGCAGATAGCCCATTGACCTTCGCCGTGACCGTCTTGTAATTTCTGTGCTAACTTTTCTCTAGCTTGCTTGTAGTGCGCCTTACTGTAATGAATGCTTAAGTCATTCATGCCGCACAACCAATCTAAGCCGTTGCAAAGGGCATTGTAAAAATACTCTTCACTTTCTTTTTTGCTCAGTTTTAACTCCATAGTTTAGTATGTTTAATTAATGTTCATAAAATGTAAAATTAATTAAAGTTTGTCAATTTTCAAATTTATTTGTAAGGCTTGCCGTTTTATCCTGAACAACAGCCACCATATTTTAATGAAATTGCCGACCCTTTTTAAGTCAAAAATTGAACAACTGAGGATTTTATCGCCGTTCCAAAACAGCCGTAATTCTAGCTTATAAGGAAATTTGTACCGACATATATACTCCTTGTCTTCATTGGCATATATAAATATAAACCCGTAAAAATTAGCCCACTCGGCGCCGTATCCTTCAAAATAATCTGAAAAGTAATACTTGCCGGTGGCACCGTTGTAATGATGCCCACAATACGGAGCTGTTTCATAGTCATAGGTGCGCAAATTGCCGTTTTTAAGGTCTATTTTGTGCGCTGTGTTGATAATCATTTTAATAATTTTAGCCTTCATAATGCTTCTTTTTTTATGCATGAATAAATAATGTACTTACCTAAAAAAGCCCGTCTGAAATGAATCAGAACGGGCTTTGAATTGGTAATTAATCGAACTAGTGAACAAATATTTTAACGCTTGTATTGTCGCGGCGCTGTATTAATTTGCGGATATTCTTAGCGCCTAGAGCGCCGGAACATAAACCACACGCGGCGCATGAACTTTTATAACCGGCTTCTTTACTTGCCGGACATTGGATAAAACCGTCAATTTCGTCCTCTGTAGCTATATACGCCCTGAATCCTTTTTTATGCGCCATACTTTCTTGATGTGTATTATGTACACTAGCCATAAAATAGGGCGCGTATTCGGTGCGCCTTACCCATTGATGCGTGTAGCCTGTCCACGTTTCACTAATGGAGCAAATAGTATCTACTAAATCAATAGGAATTGCGGACGGTTCGCCGTATGTGCCAAAGCGCACGTAGGTATTAAAAGCCTGATTGAATAGCTGTTTTTTAATTTCATCATTTAAAGATGGTAAACTTTCAAAGCTGTCAAAGCCCTTGCAAATACTTTTTAACATGGATATAAACCCGCTGTACTGTGTGTATTTGTGCGTATAGCATAAACCGTATGAATTAAAAACACAGTCTAGGCAATTTGTGTCCGCTATACTAAAAAAGTCTTTGGCGTTCGCTTTGCCGCCGGTTTTTAAAATGTTTAAAATATAATCGAATTGCGACCGGCTGAACGTGTACGTCTGAACTATTTTCTTTTTTTTGTCAGCGCAAATCTTATCATTTGCCGTTGTCCCGTATCTAAATACTAGAACGTTCGCGCCGTGTTTAAACACTACGCGCGGCAATTTCTTTATTTTAGATCCCTGAATTGAATTTTCTAGAAACACGGGAAGCTCTTTTGTTTTTACCGTGTTGTTTTTTTGAAGTTCTTTTAAGTCTATCATAACTCTTTTTTTTAATGTGGTAAAATTGATATATTATTTTTTTGTGTCCACTCCTGACCACTCCAATATAAAACGCCGTAGTCCATATCAATAACCCAATCACCGGCAATTAATTTGCCGTATGACTGTAAAGCCATCATTTCACCCTGTCCTACACATTTGGGAGCGCGTTCAATTACGGTTATATATTCATTTGTAAGCGCGTATTTATACAGGTCGTAGTCTGTGGAAATGCCGTCAGGATAGACAAGTAAGTCAGTTTTAAAATAAGCGATAAATTGCTCTTTTGTCTTAAATTTTAAATCATTGTAGTAAATCATAATTAAGCCATTTTGTAACGTGTAAAAAATAAAAAGCAAGTGAGTAAAAAGTAAACACTTGCCAAAGTCATAAGCTGCTCACCTATTAAAAGAGTCAGCGTTAAATTAATAACGCTAAACCCTAATAATAGATTCAAAACAGCCTTTTTAAATGTGGTCTTTTTCATAGCTGTGAATTTTAATATTGGTTTTTAATTTGCTCCTGAGTGAAGAAAGAAGTGGAAAATGATTTGTAGTTATTCAAATCTATACCGGCGCGCTCTAGATTTTTGCGCGTAACTATTTTAAAGTCTTTTTTGTAGCTGTACAGCTTTACTTTTTTACCGTTTGAATTAACTATTGTTTCCTGCGGAAAATTGTCTTCAATGTCAGTATAAAAATAATCTTGTTTGAATTCGCTCAATTCGCCGTTGTCGTATCCTTTATAATTCCAAGTGAACGCGATTGAATTAGTTGTCTTGTGTATAGCAAAATGCGTATTGTTTTTGTGCATTTTTGCTTCATTTTTAATTTCGCTTGTACTGTGTACCATAGTTGTAAAGTTTAAATAATGATTAATTAAAGTTTAAATATACAGCTTTATATCTAGTTTTTATAGCGCGTGTATTTATCTTTTACCGGCGATATGTTTATACTCTGATTATAAAACGTTTATAGATCCCTAATATTATTAAAATGTTTACGCTTGTCTAGGTTGGTGATGGGGTTAAGTAATCCCTTTAAACATCTTAAAGAGTATTACTTGTTTACTTTCTTTTGCTGTACTCCTTTGCTCCTTTTGTTGGTGAAGGGTGAAGGAGTGAAGGGTGAACGGGCCAAAGCTCGGGCCTTGCAGGCCTGCGTAAAATGGCGCGCGCTGTACACTATACTAGACGCTAGAAAAAAGCTAAAAAAATTCAGCAAGCACCAAGATTTTTTTTGGGGGGAGGGTCAAAATAAAATCATTTTTTTTTTTAAAACTGCGGCACAATTTTTTCGGGGAACCCAACATCTACACACATCTAATAAATTTTGTATCTTTACTAAAAATTGAAATCATGGACGGATTAGATATGTACAAAGGTCGGGAGATCAACCGCCGGCCTGACCCTGAGATGGGCATCACAAAATTGGCAAACATGAAAAAACAGTTGAAGCGAGCTAAGAAGATTAGCATGATTGCTGAAGGCCAAGTCTTGGCACAATCAATGTCAACTATTAGAAATAAAGCCAAATAATATATTCTTTTTTTTTCTCCAAAGCTGTAAAGCTTCGGGTTAGTTGTTTGTTTGAAAGGGGCTTCGGCCCCTTTCTTTTATTGATTTCACAGTGTTTGTGTCGAGTTTCGACATTTTTGTGTCGAGTTAAAAAAAAGTCGACATATCATAACTTATTGATTTAGAATACTTTATAAAACCAATGTCGAAAATGCCGAGTTTAAGTCCGAAATCTATTAGAAAAAAACATCGCGTTAATAAGTATATATATAGTAAAGTAAGGAAAGAAAAAGTCGACATCTCGACATTTTTGTATATTTGCACAATGAAGAAAAAGATAGTAACTGTAGAGACTCAGCTCGGCACAATAAGGTTACTTTGATATATATGTTGTTTATAATGATTTATTTACCTTTAATACTTTTAATGTGTATACCTATTAGTATTATAATAGATGAATTAAACGATTAGCAATGTCTGAAAAAATAAAATATATTTTGTACTTTTGGAAAAAAGAAGAGTCAGTGAATCACGAACAAATTATTGAAGAAGTACGGGATATGTATCCCGATGCTTTATTAGCAGATGGCTACGAGAAAGCTATTATTGGATGGTGCAACAATACCGGCAGAGTTATTTACGATGCCTCAAAGATGGTCAAGATCCTTATGGCCGAAGACGGCATTGATGAGATAGAGGCGATTGAGTACTTAGAGTTTAATGTATTTGGCGCTTACGTTGGGGAGATGACACCAATTTATTTACAGAAGCCACCTTTATAATGGAATTAAATTTAATCAAATATGGAAGGAATAGGATACTCACCGAAGTCATTATCATTTGACGAAGAGGGAAGAAAAAAGTTAATAAGCGGGATTGACAAAATCAGTCGCGCTGTAAAAAGCACATTAGGCCCTCGCGGCAAGACGGTGCTAATGGAATCACAGAACCACACTCACGGTATGACGGTAACAAAGGACGGCGTTACTGTTGCCAAGGCCATTGACTTATTAGACCCTGTAGAAAATTTAGCGGTACGCATTATGAAACGTGCTGCCGACAAGACGGCCCAAGATGCGGGTGATGGCACAACCACAGCGATTGTGTTGACGGAAGCATTGATAAAAGAGTTTTATGATATTGGCATTGACGGTACATTAAATGTTACGGAGACCTTACGCCATTTAGAGGAGATATGTAGAGATACGTTGGCGCGTTTAAGCAAAAGTGCTACGCCTGTCGGCAAGCGCAAGCTGTTGGATGTAGCCACAATATCTGCCAATAACGACAGAGTATTGGGTAAGCTTATCGCTGATACCTATAAAGAGGTTGGCGAAAATGGAATTGTTACGGTGGAGAACTCACAGTCGGAGGCCACCTATTCAGATGTAACGCGAGGATTTAAGTTTGATCGTGGATATGGGTCTTCATTGTTCATCAACAATCACAAGCGCGATGAGTGTATACTTGAAGATGTATATGTGTTGGTGTCAGATGCAGAGATTAGCAATGTGTTGACAATAGAGAGTATATTGAAACCAATACTTACACAAAACAAAAAGCTTCTGTTGATAGCGCCATGTTCGGGAAACGTGATAAACACGCTTGCGGCAAATGTAATGAAGAACAAAATAAAAGTCTGCACGGTGCAGCCTCCGCAGTTTGGATACAAGCAACACGAGCTTATGAACGACATTGCCCTATCTATAGGTGCTACATACTTCTCTGAGCAAACAGGTGATGACTTGAGTATTATAAACTTCGATGATCTTGGCCATGCACAAAAAGTTATTATAGGCAGAGAGTCTACCATTATCATTAAAGACGAAGGCGATAGTGATCGCGACAAAGATATTGCCAAGCGCGTATCGGAGTTGTGGGAGCAACATAAGTCTACAGAAAAAAAATCCGATCAAGATTTTATCTTGCACAGGATCGCTTCGCTAACAGGTGGTGTAGGGGTAATATATGCCGGCGGCACAACAGACTTAGAGCAGAAGGAAAGATATGATAGGATTGATGATGCTGTCTGTGCAGTGCGCTCCGCGCTGCAAGAAGGCATACTGCCGGGAGCAGGGATATCGCTGATCACGCAGGCTGAATATATAAACACCACTATCTTTGCTGAAGCCATGAACCATAAAGATGGAGTAAGTAAGGAGAAAGAGGTGGCTATGCGAATTTTTTCGAACGCACTTCGTGCGCCATTTAGGCAAATTATGACCAATGCAGGACTAAACCCCGAAGCCATAGCAGAAGAGATAGCATTAAGAGGAGGGCCACCTGATGACGGATACGATGTTAAAAACGATAAGTACGGTAGCTTGTTGAAGTTGGGAGTAATAGACCCTGCTAAAGTAACTAAGAGCGCACTAGGAAATGCTGTGTCGGTAGCAATAACTATTTTAAGTACCAATGCAATAATAACATTAGCACGAACATATGAGAGCAGTCAATAAATATATCATCATCAATACCATTGAAGAGGAGATAACTACATCTTCAGGATTATTGTTGTCTAATGAAGATGCCAATAAGTTTAGGTATAAGAAAGGGGAAATCGTTAAACCCGGTACAGAAGTAACATCTGTAAAGGAAGGGGAGATTATCTACTATGACAGGAGTGCAGGATTCGATATGATTATAAACGGCAAGACTTTTACAATTATTCTCGAGAGAGATATCGTTGTTGTTTTATAGACTTGTTCATTTCTTTAATCATATTCTTGTATACCTTGTCGGTGTACTTTACATTCTTTTTAAATAAAGGGTTGTTGTCGGGATGCTCGGGGATTTCTTCTCCATTGAGTTTTTTATACATGGTTGTTATCATGGTACGCGTTTTATGGGTGACCTCATAGAGGGCGGCTTCGGTATTATTCTTTGGCCTAAACATATGTATGAACCCACGATCAAGAAGATTATTAAATCTTTTTCGATCCCATGTAAATAGGTTTTCATATTCTTTAAACTTTGTTTTATTGAAGTACATTTCCGAATATAAGAACAATAATATCTCTAGCTCTGCTTGTTTGAGATCGTACTTTTGTTGATAGAAATATCTTATTACCCTCCAATATTTCAAGTAATCGTACTTAGGCTCCGAGCGTTCGTAGTGTTTTTTGATGTTTACCTTCATAAATTTAGGTGAATTTTAATTTTATTATCTTTGTAGAAAGATATAAAAATACGAAAACAAGTGGACAATTTAGACCAAGTACTTATTACTTTAATTACTGTAGCCGGGTCTGCGGGGGTATGGAAGTTTTTCGAACACAGAATGAAGCTTCGAGCGGAAGAAAAAAAATTAGAACTATCTACAACAAATGACAGTGTGCAATATCGAGACGATTTAAAACAAAGGGTTAGCAAATTAGAAAAATTACTCTTTGATTCAGCAGAAGAAAAAGACGATTTACGAAAACAAATTTTATCATTAACACAAGAGGTTTCAACTCTTAGAGAGAGAGTAGTTCATCTTGAAAAGGAAAATGAAAGGTTAAAGTCCAAATAAATAAAATTACTATATTTGTAAAGTACAAAACAAAAGTATATAAAAATACAGATTATGAGCAACGGTAAAACAAAAAAGCAAAATGGCGGCAAGGGCGGATTTAGAGAAACTTTTGCAAGTGCTAGAAAAGCAGGAAAGAATACCTTTGCTTATAGAGGTAAAAAATATACTACTCAGACTGCGGAAGAAGAAGCTAAGACTCTTAGCACTCCAAAACTTTATGGTAAGTGGGGGCAAGGAACAGGAACTAAAAAAGAAGCTAAAGGCTATGAAGCATATAGACGTTCTCCCGCAGGAGGAAGTGTGTATAAGGGCAAGTCATCAAAATCTGAACATGAGATAGAGGCATCTAGAAGAAAGGAGTTAATGAAAAGAGTAGGCAATAAATTAAGTGCTTACGGAAGGTATGAAAGTAGTGGAGACAAAGCATATGCTAGTTTTAAAGGTAGAAAAATAAAAGATAGCCAAGAACCAATGAAGGAGGTGGGTTGGCATTTGTATGAACAGGCTAAAAAGAAGAAGAAAAAACCTCTAACAACGTCCAAAGTTAAGAAAAAAGGCGGCGTTAAGGCAAAGACCTCACTAACAAAACGACATAATAAATCAAAATAAAAAGTAAAAATGAAACATAAGCAAGGATATAACGCAAGACTTGATGAGTCTTTAGGTATGAAACATAAAGGCAAACACAAGCAATCTTTCAAAGACAGAAGAGATGAAAGTAAAGCAATGTCAAAAAAAGATTACGGTCACGCCTATGGTGGTGATCATTCTATGAGCTATGAGCATAAGTGCATTCATGATGGCAAAGTCAAGAAACATTTAAGCTCTCTTATAAAAAAATAATCATGGCGGCTAAAAAAGTAAGAGGATTTAAAAATGTTGCTGCTAAGATTGCTAAGAAGCAGGGTGTAAGTAAGAAGGCAGCTTCTGCTATACTAGCTTCTAGCACACGAAAAGCTTCGGCTGCTGCTAAGAAAAAGAATCCTAGATTAAAAAAAGTTAAAGGCAAAGCCAAGAAGTATTAACTTTAGAGGGAAGGCTTGGGGTGCTGACTCATTTATTCTTTTTGCCCTAAGTCCTTCCCCTATTGAAAACAACAAACTCAATGAGATAATGTCTGCAAAATATTATAGAGGAGGTAAAAAAAGAGCGGGATATCCAAAACCCACTCAGCGCGACAGGGGCCTTGGTGATACTGTAGAAAGGGTTACTAAGGCTACAGGCATACATTCATTAGTAGAGAAATACAAACAAGCCACAGGTAAAGACTGCGGTTGCGGAAAAAGAAAAAAAACATTAAACGATCTGTTCCCATATGGGAATGCAAATAAATAAATAATGGCCTATCAAAAATTACAATTAGGATTAGCTTCGGATGTTATTAAAAGCGACACGATAGATATCCCATTGGAAAGTTCTTCTCAAATCTCCGGCGAGTCTGATTTGGGAGCTGCAAGCAAACTTACAGATGCTACTAAAGACTTTACTTCTATTCAAGGTTTAGCTACAGGCGCAATTATAGTAAACATCACTGATGGAACTATTGCTACAGTTACAGGAATAGACAGCGCAACAGTACTATCTTTATCAGCAAATATAATTTCAGCAGCAGGTAAGAATTATAAAATATATATTAACCCTTCTGCTAATCACGGAGTAGGAGCAATCATTTATGTAGGAGGAGGAGGTGACTTAAAAGTTAAAACTACTTCAGGAAATATTGTAACATATGCGGGAGTGCCAACAGGATTGTTTGTTCCGGTACAAGTTATTAGAGTTTACGATACAGGAACTACAGCTAGTAATCTAATTGCAAATTGGTAAGAAATGAGCATTTGGGTAGGGACATTGGTAGCAGTTGGAAAGCAAATCTTAATAGGTCTTGCCCCCGGTTTATTTTATAGAATTACAGAAACTTCTGATTATAGAGTTACTGAGGACGGCAAAAACAATAGAATAACAGAATAATGGCAAATAAAAAAATATCACAATTAACGGCCCTTGGGGGTAATTTTACAGCAACGGATCTATTTGAGATTTCTCAAGATACAGGTGGTGGCACATATGCATCTAAAAAAATAACAGGTGCAGAACTTAGTGCTTCTATAAGTGCAAGTATAGCAATAGGAGATACAGTAACAAGTGGAACACAGGGATCGGTTTTATTTTTAGGTGCAGCAGGTGTGTTGGCACAAGACAATGCAAACTTCTTTTGGGATGACACTAATAATCGTTTAGGTATTGGAACAGCATCACCAAGTTTTACATTACACGTTTTAGATGCGACTGCCGACTTAGACACTAAATTTGAGAGTAATGGTGGTCACTCTAGATTCATCATCGACTCTACAGGCACTGACGATTCTATTTTACAGTTCAACGAAGCCAATGCACGAAGATGGTCTATATATACAGACGGGACAGACGATTCATTTAAAATCACTCGTAGTGATGTCCCTACTGCTAGTCCAACTTCAGATGCCATTTCTATAGATTCAACTGATAACGTCAGTATCCCTAACGGCACACTAACTATTAACGATTACACATTCCCGGCAGCAGATGGAGCAGCTAATCAAATCATCCAAACAGATGGAGCAGGTAATTTAAGCTTCGCTGCTGCGAGTGGCGGTGGTGCATCTGACATCAATGGTCTTACTGATGCTAAAGTAACTGCTAGTGGTGGAACTGCGTTACAATATTCTATATGGATGGCTAATGGAGATTCAGCAGGTTCAGCAGCATTGTCAGGAACGCTTAATGATGCAAGAGCAAACTTAGCAATCGGGCCTCATGCCTTAAAAGCTATTACCGAAGGGGATTATAATATTGCTCTTGGATACAGAGCAGGTTATCTACTAACAACCTCATCATCAAATATTATAATGGGATATGGTGCAGGGATGAATATTACTACAGGTAATGGAAAAAATGTTCTTATAGGAAAAGATAATGGAAATGCAATAACAACCGCAGAAAGCAATGTTTCAGTTGGAGATAATGCATTAGGTGCTAATCAAACAGGAGGCATGAACGTAGCTATAGGTCAATCAGCATTAAATGTAGCGACATATAGAAACAATATTGGTATCGGTAGATTCGGTGGTGGTCAAATAACAAGTGGTCAAGGTAACACCGCTATTGGATATAATACTATGTATGGTTCAGACTATACAGGTAGCTTTAATGTAGTAATGGGATATGCCACTAATCCAAGTGCAGTAGGAATTTCAAGAGAATATACGATTGGTTATAGTACAGGTGCTTTATTAATGCGAGGTACTTATGCTACTGATGGAGAATGTAAGCTATTAATAAATGGTGCAACAACTGACGTTCCTTCTGCAACTCTTCATGTTAAAGGACAAGGCACAACATCAGGAACTACATCTCTTTTGGTAGAAGCAAGTGATGGAGATGATTTATTAAAGATAACCGATGATGGAGAAGTAACAGTAAACAATGCTTATGCTTTACCTACTGCGGTAACAGGTGCAAACGATTATGTATTAACGGCACAGACTGATGGCTCTACCGCATGGGCAGCAGCAGGAGGCGGAGGTGCTTCAGTATTAAATGACCTAACGGATGTAGAGTGTACAGGAACAGGTGCAGCGTGGAATTTCTTTAAAAATGGTGCTACGGCAGATGGTGTACCTCAACATGGAACATTAAGTAGTGCAGAAAGAAATATTGCTCTTGGTGCAGGAGGATTGGCTTCATTGACTACAGGAGATGACAACATAAGCATTGGTTATTATTCAGGATTTGCTATAACTGAAGGCGAACATAATATTGTATTAGGTTATCAGTCTGCTAAAAAATTAATTTCAGGCGATAAAAATATTGCTATTGGTGAAACTGCTTTGCACGAAAACACAACTGCAGGTCATAATGTGGCAATAGGAACTCAAGCCTGTTATATGACTACGGGATATGGGAACATAGGTATTGGTAATCAAGCAGGTAGAGATATATCGAGCGGAACAGCAAATATAGTTATTGGTTATAGTGTAAATGGTGGTTCTGTTCCAACAACAGGAGATAAAAACATAGCATTAGGAATGTTTGTAGGTGTACCTGACCCTACTGCCGATGGTCAGCTTGTCGTTGGACATTGTCATACTAACCCACATTATTTATTAAGCGGAGATTATGCTACGTCAAATCAATCCAAATTAGGGATTAACTTAGGTGCTACAGGAACAGGTAATGCAAGAGCAGCCGTTGCTCCTACTGCTACTTTAGAAATTAAAGGTCAAGGCACAACTGATTCTACTCCGAATCTATTAATAAAAAATAGTGCAGGAACACAGATAATGAAGATTACCGATAGCGGTGAGAATATTTGTATTGGTGCAACGGCAGGAGATAGTATAACTGCTGCAAGTGGATTAAGAAATATATTACTTGGATTAAATGCAGGTACTGCAATAACTACCGCAGATAATAATATCTGTATTGGTGCTTATGCAGGACAGCTAAACACCGCTTCAGGAAATATGTTTATTGGGTATAATTGTGGTGGCTCAAATACAACAGGAACTGCTAATACTTTCATAGGATATTCAGCAGGTTTATATAACGTAGATTGGCAAAATAGCACATACGTAGGATATCAAGCAGGCTATGGCCCAAATAATGAGATGAATACCGCAATAGGTACTCAAGCCATGTATGGAGGTTCAACTGCTAACACAGCAGAGCATAACACAGCCATTGGATACCAAGCTTTATATGGCATAGATGATAATGGAGATGGAAACGTAGCAGTAGGATGGAAAGCAGGAAATGCTATTACATCGGGAACTAATAATACTGTTATAGGTTACGATGCCGATGCTAATGCTACAGGAACAAATCAGATTGCTTGTGGTAATGGTGCGGTTGCTTCAGGTTCTAATGTTGGTATATGGGGTAATGCTTCAGTAGCTACCAATAACATTACAGTAGATTGGACAGTAACATCAGATGAAAGAATTAAAGAGAACATTGAAGATGCTTCTTTAGGCTTAGACTTCATCAACGCATTAAAACCTAAGACCTATACTAAAAAACACCCTGCTGATTGGGATGAGGCAATCCTTGAACCTAGATTTAAAGAAGGCGGCTCTGAGTATGATGAGGAAAAAGGTGAACCAATCAAAGGAGAATTTGATACCGACAAAGTACATAATGGTCTTATTGCTCAAGATTTAAAAGCAGCGATGGATTCCCTAGGTGTAGACTTTAGCGGTTGGAACGAAGATAGCAATGGTAAACAAGGAATACAATACGCAGCATTAGTAATGCCTTTGATTAAGGCGGTACAAGAGTTGTCGGCAAAAGTTAAGGAATTAGAAAATAAATAAACATTAAATAAAACAAAAATGGCATTAGAAATTTCAAAATCAGATACAGCTAAGTTAACTATTCAAGGCACAAGCATTGAGTTGGACAGCGCATACGCAAGAATCGAACTAGCAGCAGCAGCTAATGGTGTGAATATGCAAATGGGAATGTACTACTACGAAAATGCAGCAGCATTTGAAGCAGGCAGTCAAGTGTTAAAGATTTCAGAGATGAAACCTTTGTATAACGCAGAAGCTGACATTGCTCAAGGGCAGACTCAAACTATCTTACTAGCTTCTGAGAAAGTCAAAGAAGACTTAGAGGCACAAGGTTATACTGTAGCTATCGTAGAGTTATAATGAAACAGATTAAGCTAGACGTACAATACTTAGGAACTATTGGGGTGTTTGTTTGCACCCTAGTAGGATTCTATTATACCACTAGCTATAGGCTAGATGAGTTAGAAAAAAAGGTAGAGGTTCTAGAGACTAACAGCGAAGCTGTGATCAGGCTAGAGGAAAGATTAAAGAACGTACAACAAAAGACCGATGAGATATATAAGCATATCATTGATTTTATTAGCAATAGCTAGTTGCAGTTCTGATAGTCCTCCGTCAAGCAGTGATCCTGTTGATACTGTGGTTATAGAGTATATAGAGGAGAAGGATACTTTGATTATCTTAGACACAGTAAGTGTAGTAAAAAAAAATGCCAAAAATCTGTGGACTCCCAAATGCATAGCTTACACAAAATGGAGACAAAGCTAGATCGATTAAAAAGAAAACTAGAAGAAAGAAAAAAGAAAAGACAAAAAAGACGTAACCGTTAATGTGGTATGATAAATATATAAACAAACATCCTGTGAGAAACATAGATAAAATAATTGTTCATTGCTCTGCTACAAGAGAAGGTCAGGATATTGATGCTGATACTATTGATAAGTGGCACAAAGATCGAGGATGGTCAGGCATAGGATATCATTATGTTATAAAGCTTGATGGAAGTATTGAGTATGGCAGAATGGTAGATAGAATAGGCGCACATTGTAAAGGCCACAATAAAAGTTCTATTGGAGTTTGTTATATAGGGGGATGTGATAAAGACATGAATCCTAAGGATACACGTACTGACAAACAAAAAACTTCTTTGTTTTCTTTATTGTTGTTTTTAAAAAAGATGCATCCTAAAGCTATTGTTCATGGACACAGAGATTTTTCTGTTAAAGCGTGTCCTTCTTTTGATGCTTACAAAGAATACAAAAATATTTAGTTATGGCAAAAAGAGTAGATAAATCATCTATGGCCTGTAACAAAGTAAGGCCATCAACAAGACCCGGGAAAAAGAAAATGGTAAAAGCTTGTGAGGGTGGCACAGAAAAGATTATTCATTTTGGCGCTAAAGGTTATGGCCACAACTACTCGTCTGCGGCTCGAAAAAGTTTTAAAGCAAGACATAGATGTAGTTCTGCTAAATCTAAATTAACAGCGCGTTATTGGGCCTGTAAAAAACTATGGGCAGGAAAGGGTGGATCTACGCAAAGTTCTCCTAAATCACGAAGAGGTAAATACGGAAGCTAAAAAATTTTATAAATATAAAAGAAAATGATTATGAAAATATTAAAAGAATTAATCTTAAAAAAACAATTAAAAAAAATAGGTAAAGGTTTACTTACATTTGTTGATCACGCTGTAGTAGGTGGTGCTGTAACAAAAACAATTCAAGAAACTCAAGAAAGCAAAAGTGGTGAAATTCCTTATTTAGAAGTAGCATCTTCTTTAGTTCCTGTAGTGTTATTAATTGCTGTATTAGCCGGATGGATTAGCGTAGAACAACTTGAAGAATTGTTAGAATTATTTTAATATCTTTGTATAAACTAAATTTAATCAAATGAAAACTGTAGAGTTAAAAGCAAAACTAGAAGACAACGAATTAGAAACCCTTAGAACTTTAGACACAAAGTTTAAACAATTAAAAGGTATCCTTGGTGAATTGGAAATACAAAAGCATGAAGTCATGGGAGAAGTCAGAGTGTTACGTACATCTTTTGGTGAAGAAGAAAAAAAATTAGTAGAAAAATATGGAGCCGAATCTGTAATTAATTTACAGACAGGTGAAATAACAAAGAAAGAAAAAAATGGCTAAAATTTCCAATACTAGCGCGTATCCTAATCAAAGTCCTGTTGCAGTAACTGACTATCTCATAGGTACAGATGCTTCAGATTTATCAACGAAAACATTTACTGTTCAAGATTTAGCTAACGCTATAGATGGACAAGTTACTCTCCAAGAGGTTTTAGATGCGGGTAATAGTGCTACACAAAGTTTAACTTTAACGGGAAATTTTACCACCACAGGTACAACTACTATAAATAGTTTAATTTATGTAGATGCAAGGCATCCTCATGGAGAATTAAATCTTTCTTATGGACTTGATAGTTTAAATCAAGGGGCATTAGTAGTAGGGTCAAAAAATACAGCGATTGGTCTTGAGAGTTTATACGCTGCTTTGGGAGCGCAAAACAATACTGCAGTAGGATATCAGTCCTTACTTTCTATTACAACAGGTAATTCTAATACTGCAATTGGAAGGAATGCAGGTTCTTCTACTTCTGTTGGTGTTGACAATAATGTGTTTATTGGCGCAGATGCAGGTAAAGAGGCCACAAACAATAATAATGTTGTTGTTGGCTATAATGCAGGAAAAAAAGCTACAACCGAAAGTGTTTACATAGGAGCTAGTGCAGGCCCAACTGCTGCTAACCATCAAAACACAGTCGTTGGTTTTGAGGGCATGGCCTCTGCTACTACAGCAAGAGAAAACACAGCTATTGGATGGCAAGCAGCTAATAACACTATAGATGGCGATGGCAATACTGTTGTAGGGTCACAGTCAAGACCTACAGCAGCAAGCACAACGGGTGCTACAGCATTGGGGGCTGAGTCTATTGCTAATACAAGTGCAGTCGCTTTGGGTAAGGGAGCTAATGCTAGTATAGTTGGCAGTGTGGCTTTTTCTAGTACTATAGGTGCAGCTTATGGAAATACAGCCTTGCTTCAAGCTCCTAATAACGCAGGCGCAGCGGCAATCAATGTTCCAATTGGAGGATTGTATGTAGTAGGCCCAACAGGTGGTGCAGCAGCCGATCCTGCGACAATAGCGATACGTACCGCATAAATTAAATTAAATGGATATTAGAAAGATTTCTGTCGGCCCTGATTATAAGTCGGGGGCGATGCATTATATTGTAGGTCAGGAAGTGTTAGGGACATATAAAATTCATCATATTCAAAAAGATGATTTAAAGAATATATTTAAAATATGGATCATTAAAAATGATGAAATAGTTTTATGGAAATCTTTTAATGCTACAATGCCTGTTTCTATAGAATACAATATTGGATTTGTTAAATAATTTGTAAATTAAAAGTCATGCCAAAAGATGCTTGTTATAAAAAGATAATGAAACAATACGGAAAGTGGTCTGCACGAGCTGCTCAAGCTACCGCTAAATGTAGGAAATCTAAAGGACAAGTAAGAAAAACCAAGGCCGGTTCTAATTTAAAAAGATGGGGTGCTGAAAAATGGATAGATACGAGAACAGGAAAACCTTGTGGTACGGGAGGTAGAAGCGAATACTGCAGACCTTCAAGACGAGTTTCTTCTAAGACTCCTGTTACTAAGTCTGAAATGTCTTCATCTACATTAAAAAGCAAACAAAGAGAAAAATCTCGTATTGGAAAACAAGGAGCCGGAGGCAAAAAAGTTTCACCGATAAAAAGAAAAAGATGAAGTCACCATTTTATTTTATTGTAAAACCTGTAAAGAATAAAAGATACAGCAATACTATAGAAGTGGGAGAACGAGAGCTTGTCGTTAGCACCTCTCAAGAAGACCATATGTTTAGTAATAGATTTGCAGAAGTGGTAGCTACTCCTGTAAAATATGATGGAGAGATACAAAAAGGAGATACCCTCCTTGTACACCATAATGTTTTTAAGTTGTATTACGACATGAAAGGCAGAGAAAAAAGTGGAAAGAGTTTTTTTAAAGACAATTTGTTTTTACTTGATGAAGAACAATTTTTTCTTTACAAACACAACAATCAATGGAAGTCTCATTCTAAATACTGTTTTGTAAAACCTTTAGAAGAAGAAGAGTATTACATTTCTAAGTTTACAAAAGAAGAACCTTTGAAGGGAACTATTAAATATTCTAATGAAGAATTGTTAAATTTAGGTGTAAAAGAAGGCGATACAGTTTGCTTTGAACCTAACAGCGAATATGAGTTTACAGTAGATGGGGAAAAGCTTTATCGTATGTTTACTAATAACATAGCAGTAGTATTATGACAGATGGCGAATTAAAAAAATCAATTATTGATGCAGGTTATGTAGCTGTCGAACAACTTATAAAAGTAGCTAAAGAAAAAATAATTAAGCCTGATCCTGAAGATGAACTTGCTGCTGATAGATTAAAAAATGCTGCGGCTACTAAAAAGCTTTGCATTTTTGATGCGTTTGATATATTAAATAAAATACAGTCTGAGCAAGAAAACATTAATGCGGTAAACAATGGTTTTAATGCAATAGATACAAAACAAGGGTTTGCAGAAAGAAGATCAAAATAAAGAACTATATGCGGAAGTAAAAGACTATATACCGAAAGGGGTTGTTGCTCGTAAAAACAAATCCAAAACATGGTCGTATGGATATAATGAAAAATACGATGTTGTTGTCATTTCTAAAAATGGAACCATTGGAGATATATACCATATTAATGGTTTATATATTGCATTACCATTAGCGCCCGAAGTTTGTTTATTTTCAAACAAAGAACCAAAAGAACAGTATTGGCAAAGACTTCCTGTTCCTAAAGACTTATTAAAAATACAGAGTATTTTTCAATGGAATGAAATGGCTCCTGCTTTTAAAAACAATTGGGTAGACTACATTGAAGAAGAATTTGATAATAGAGAATATGGCTATTGGTTTATGAATAATGGCAAGCCTACGTATTTAACAGGCAGTCATTATATGTATTTACAATGGACTAAGATTGATGTAGGATATCCTGAATTTAGAGAAGCTAACAGGATATTTTTTATTTTTTGGGAAGCGTGTAAAGCAGACAATAGATGTTTTGGAATGTGTTATTTAAAAATAAGACGTTCGGGATTTTCATTTATGGGTGCGGCTGAATCAGTAAACCAAGCTACATTAGCAAAAGATTCTAGGATAGGTGTTTTGTCTAAAACAGGCTCGGATGCTAAAAAACTTTTTACAGACAAGATTGTTCCTATATCTACTAACTATCCTTTCTTCTTTAAACCTATACAAGATGGTATGGATAAACCAAAAACAGAATTAGCGTATAGGGTTCCTGCAAGTAAGATTACTAAGAAGAATATGTACGACTTGTCTTCAGGAGAGATTACAGGTCTTGACACTACTATTGATTGGAAGAACACTTCTGATAATAGTTATGATGGAGAAAAGCTTTTGTTGTTAGTACATGATGAAAGCGGTAAATGGATGAAGCCTGATAATATTTTAAATAATTGGAGGGTTACGAAAACGTGTTTGAGATTAGGAAGTAAAATTATTGGCAAGTGTATGATGGGGTCTACATCTAATGCTTTAGATAAAGGAGGCTCTAATTTTAAAAAGCTTTATGAAGATTCAGATATAGCTACTCGCAACTCGAATGGACAAACCAAAAGTGGATTATACAATCTGTTTGTACCTATGGAGTGGAATTTTGAAGGATACATTGATCGCTATGGCTATCCTGTATTTAAAAATCCTAAAGAAAAAATAAAAGGCATTGACAATTCTTACATCTCAATGGGTGCTTTAACTTATTGGGAAAACGAAGTAGAGTCATTAAAAAACGATGCAGATGCATTAAATGAGTTTTATCGTCAGTTTCCAAAAACAGAATCCCACGCATTTAGAGATGAAAGTCGTGCTTCACTATTCAACCTCACCAAGATATATCAACAGATCGATTACAACGATTCTTTAATATCTAAACATTTTTTAACAAGAGGCACATTTAGTTGGTTGAATGGAGTAAAAGATACAAAGGTAGTATGGCATCCTAATCCTAAAGGTAGGTTTTTAGTTAGTTGGTTGCCACCTGCTAATTTACAAAATAGGATTATAGATAAGAGAGGAAAAAAGTTTCCCGGCAATGAACACATTGGCGCTTTTGGATGTGATAGTTATGACATTTCCGGAACAGTTGGTGGCGGTGCATCTAATGGGGCATTGCATGGACTAACAAAATTCAATATGGAAAATGCTCCAAGCAATGAGTTTTTTTTAGAATACTGCGCTCGTCCACAGACAGCAGAAATATTTTTTGAAGAAGTGTTAATGGCTTGTGTGTTTTATGGTATGCCTATATTAATAGAAAACAATAAACCAAGATTATTATATCACTTTAAAAATAGAGGATATAGATATTTTTCTATGAACAGGCCCGACAAGCAAGCACACAAACTATCTATTACAGAAAAAGAATTAGGGGGCATCCCCAACTCCTCAGAAGATGTAAAGCAATCTCATGCATCTGCTATTGAGTCTTATATTGAAAAATATGTAGGTCTAGACTTAGAAGCTATATATCGTGATAGAGATGAAATGGGGACAATGCCTTTCACAAGAACACTAGAAGATTGGGCAAAATTTAATATTGCCAACAGAACAAAATTTGATGCTACGATTAGTTCAGGTTTAGCCATTATGGCCAATCAAAGACATCTATATACACCTGTAAAACAACAGTCAAAAATAAGCGTTAACTTTGCTAGATATAATAATAAGGGTAATACAAGTCAATTAATGATATAATGAAAGAGGTAGAAATAAATATAAATCCAACAGGTTTCCCGGCTCAGTTTGCATCTGATTCGGAGAAAAAAACTATGGAGTATGGATTACAAATCGGCCAAGCTATACAATACGAATGGTTTAGAAAAGACAGCAATATAAATTGTAGATTTTATAATCAATGGAATGAGTTTTATCGCAGGCGAATGTATGCTCGTGGTGAACAGTCAATTGCTAAATATAAAAACGAACTAGCTATTGATGGCGATTTGTCATATTTAAATTTAGATTGGACTCCTGTACCTATCTTGCCTAAGTTTGTAGATATTGTAGTCAATGGCATGGCAGATAGGATTTTTAAAATAAAAGCAGAAGCCCAAGATGCAATGTCTTCTGAGAAAAAAGACAAGTACCAACAAATGATTCAGGGCCAAATGGCGGCTAAAGATATGTTAATGGTTTTGTCTGAATCTTTTAATATTAATCCTTTTTCTGACGATCCTGACAACTTACCCGAAACAGATGAAGAGTTGGCTTTGTATATGCAAATGAATTACAAACCTGCTATTGAAATAGCCGAAGAAGTTGCCCTAACAAGTTTAATGAATGAGAATCACTATCAAGACGTACGTAAAAGATTTGATTATGATTTAGCAACTTTAGGAATATCTATAGGAAAACATCAGTTTTTGCCGGGTGCAGGAATTACCGTGGAATACGTAGATCCTGCTAATGTGGTCTATAGCTACACAGAAGACCCACATTTCAAAGATTGTTTTTATTGGGGTGAAATTAAAACTGTACCTATTACGGAGTTAATTAAGATTGACCCAACTTTAACTAATCAAGATTTAAATGAGATTGCAAAATACAGTCAAGCATGGTATAATTATTACAATGTAGCTCAGTTTTATGAGAATAGTTTATTTGCTAGAGATTCAGCTACTCTTATGTATTTTACATATAAAACCACAAACAAGTTTGTTCACAAGAAAAAAACATCTGAAAACGGCGCAGTAAAAGTTATTGAAAAAGATGACAGCTTTAATCCTCCTGAAGAAATGATGGAAGAAAATGGGTTTGAGAAAATTGAAAAGACTATAGAGGTTTGGTATGAAGGAGTAATGGTTATGGGAACCAATATTATGTTGAAATGGGAAATGGCAAAGAATATGGTCAGACCTAAATCATCTACACAAAAAGTATCTCCTAATTATATTGCGGTTGCTCCACGAATGTATAAAGGCAACATTGAGTCATTAGTAACTCGGATGATGCCATTTGCAGATTTAATTCAAATAACACATTTAAAGCTTCAACAAGTAATTTCAAGAATGGTTCCTGATGGCGTGTTTATTGATGCTGACGGGCTTAATGAAGTTGATTTGGGTACAGGTAACGCTTACAATCCCGAAGATGCTCTGAGGCTTTATTTTCAAACAGGTAGTGTAATTGGTAGAAGTTATACTCAGGAAGGAGAGTTTAATAATGCTAGGGTTCCTATTCAGCAACTTACAGGAAGCACAGGTCAATCTAAAATGCAAGCTTTAATTTTTAATTATAATCATTATTTAGATATGATTAGAGCAGTAACGGGATTAAATGAAGCAAGAGATGGAAGTACTCCTGATCCAAGATCATTAGTCGGCGTTCAAAAATTAGCAGCTTTAAATTCTAATACCGCTACTAGACATATCTTAGATGCAAGCTTATATATTTATAGGTCAATAGCAGAAGGGTTATCATGCAGAATTGCAGATGTTCTTGAATATGCAGATTTTAAAGAAGAGTTTGCAAATAAAATTGGTCAATACAATGTGGCTATATTAGATGATATTAAAGATTTATACTTATATGATTTCGGTATTTATATTGAAGTATCTCCTGATGCTGAAGAAAAAGCACAACGTGAAGCTAACATTCAAATGGCCTTGTCGAAAAATGATATCAGCCTTGAAGATGCTATTGACATCAGAGAAATAAATAACATTAAGCTTTCCAATCAATTGCTAAAATTAAAACGTAAACAAAAGCAAGAGCAGGAGCAAAAACAAAAAATGCTTGAACAACAAATGCAAGCTCAATTGCAACTACAAAGTCAACAGGTAGCTGCACAAAGTGCTATGCAAAAAATTGAAATGGAAGCTCAACGTGACATTCAAGTCAAACAAGCTGAAACTGCCTTTTCTATTGAAAAGCTTACTGCAGAAGCAGATTTGAAAAAATCATTAATGGCAGAAGAATTTAAGTACAATAGAATTTTAAAAGACACAGAAGAAAGTTCAATTCAAAATAGAGAGAGTCAAAGAGAAAAAGCAAAGGCAGATAGGATTAGTCAGGCCAATACCGAACAGTCTAGATTAATCAATCAAAGAAAGAACAATTTGCCCCCACAAAGATTTGAATCTAATGAAGACACTTTAGATGGATTTGACTTAGCTCAATTTGAGCCAAGATAATCTTTAAAAAATGTTAAAAAAATTTTAATAACTTTGTAAAAATCTAATCAAATGAAAATTAAATCAGTAAAATCTTTAGAAGATGTAGAGCAAAAGTCTACACAGGAAGTTGAAAAAGAGCTATTAGAAAAACACGAAGAGCAGTTTGAAGATAGCAAGCCGGAAGAAACAGTGGTAGCTGCCACAGAAGAAACAACACCGGCAGTAGAAGAACAACTACCAACTTTTAAAGAAGAAGACGTTCTTACATATATTGGAGAAAGATATGGTAAACCAATTAACTCTCTTGATGAGTTTTTTGAAAAGCGAGAAACATCTGAAGAATTACCCGAAGATGTAGCTGCTTTTTTTAAATACAAGAAAGAAACAGGGCGGTCGCTTGAGGACTACATGAAATTAAATAAAGACTATTCTCAAGTAAACCCTGATACTATATTAGCTAATTATTATCAGCATACTGAAGAAGGTCTTGATTCGGATGATATTAACGCCATGGTTAACGAGTTTGGCTATGACGAAGATTTAGACGATGAAGATTTTGTTCGTAAGCAGAAATTAGCGAAAAAGAGAGAGGTAGCAAAAGCTACTAAATACTTTAAAGAAATGCAAGAGCAATACTCTGCTCCCCTTGAGTCAAGATCGGACAGCAGTTCTTCTATTTCTGATGAAGACTTAGATGCTTATAAAACCTATCTCAAAGAGTCAAAGTCCTTAGACGAGGAAAAGGCGAAAAGGTCTGAATGGTTTCTTAATAAAACCAACGAGCTATTTAACAACGATTTTAAAGGTTTTAATTTCGAGCTTGATGGAAAACAAGTTACTTATTCCCCTCGGGCAACTGATGAGTTAAAATCTTCTCAGTCATCAATAGTTAACTTTATTGAACAATATGTTAACAAAGATGGTTTAATGGAGAATATTAATGAATATCATAGGAGTTTGGCCATGGCGATGAACCCGGATAAGTTTGCTAAGTTCTTTTATGAACAAGGTAAAGCTGATGCTGTGGAATCCGATGCGAAAAAAGCAAAGAACATAGATATGTCTTTGAGAAGAACACCGGAGACTACGAATAAGGGTGGTTTGTCAATTAAGGCGGTTTCTAGTTCTAGTAATAACAATGGACTAAAAATTCGCAGTAGAAGAAAATAAATTAAAAAAATTTTAAAATAAATATAAAATGAGTGTATTAGCAACTCCGGGTTTTGACTTAATTCCAAGTGCGGAACGAGTACCCACTGCTTCTAACTATCTGACTACGTTTGATTTTATGAGTCAGTATCTTCCTGATACTTACGAAAAAGAATTTGAGCGTTATGGTAATCGAAGCATTTCATCTTTTTTAAGATTAGTTGGCGCAGAGATGCCTTCTAATTCTGATTTAATTAAATGGTCTGAACAAGGTCGTTTACACGTTAAGTATACTAACTGTGCTGTTGGAGCAGGTGATTTAGCCGGCGCAAGTACAGCAACTATTACTGTAAGTGATAATCTTACTCCTACAATTGCAGGGGGAGGAACTACTACAGGTGGTCAAGGCGGTATCGCTATTCGTGTAGGTATGACTATAATGATTTCAGCAAACGCAGGCGCAACTACTTTATATAACAAGGCTTTAGTAACCGATGTTACTAATCCGGGTGATCCTGCTCCTGCTGCTCAATCTTTTACTGTTGCTTATTATGAAGCAGCGGGACAAGCTTTTTCGCCTGCAGATACTTTAACTGTATTCGTATATGGTTCTGAATATAGAAAAGGTTCATCAGGGCTTACAGGAAGTTTTGAATCTGATTCTTACATATTTGAAAACAACCCTATCATCATCAGAGATAGATATGAGGTTAACGGTTCTGATATGGCTCAAATCGGATGGATTGAAGTAACTTCTGAAATGGGAGCTTCAGGATACCTATGGTATTTGAAGTCTGAGTCTGATACTAGAATGCGTTTTGACGATCATCTTGAAACTGCTATGATTGAAGCTATTCCTGCAGATGCGGGTTCAGGTGCAGCAGCAGCTCTTCCGGGTGGCCCGGGTCGTATTGGCTCACAAGGTGTATTCTATGTTGTTAAAGAAAGAGGAAATGTCTTCCAAGGCGCTCCTTCAACTTTAGCTGACTTTGATGCTATTATCCAACGTTTAGACAAACAAGGCGCGATTGAAGAAAACGTGTTGTTCGTAAACAGAGAATTAAGCTTCGACATTGATGATATGTTGGCTGCTCAAAACTCTTACGGCGCAGGTGGTACTTCTTATGGTTTGTTTGACAACGATGAGGAAATGGCTTTAAACCTTGGATTTAGAGGATTCCGTAGAGGATATGATTTCTATAAATCTGATTGGAAATATCTTAACGATGCTGCTATGAGAGGTGGTATTCACGCAGGTGAAATCTATGGACTACTTGTTCCTGCAGGTTCTACTAGTGTTTATGATCAAGTTCTTGGCAAGAATGCTAAGAGACCTTTCTTGCACGTTAGATACAGAGCTTCTGAAACTGAAGACAGAAGATATAAAACTTGGATCACAGGTTCTGCCGGTGGTGCAAGAACTTCTGATTTGGATGCAATGGAGGTTCACTTCTTATCTGAAAGAGCTGTTTGTACTTTAGGTGCTAACAACTTCTTCTTATTTGAAGCTTAATCACATTTAAGGGGGGCCTTCGGGTTCCCCTTTTTTTAATTTAATTTAATTTAATAAACTTATTAAAAATGAGTACCAAGACTAAAGTACCAACCCCAAAAAAATCTGTACAAGTATTAACAGATAAAATGTACAAATTAACTAAGAACATCGCTCCGATGTCTTATATGCTTTCTTCTAAGCATACAAAAAGAAAACCTTTATTACATTTTGATGAAACCGAAGGCATAAACAAACCTTTGCGTTACGCTAAAAATCAAAAGTCTCCTTTTGAAGATGAACAAGATGGAAATGCTATTTTAGAGCCTATTATTTTTGAAGATGGCTTTTTACACGTATCTAAAACTAATCCGGTATTACAAGAGTTTTTACATTATCATCCTGAAAATGGTTACATTTTTGTAGAAGTTAATGAAGAAAAAAATGCCCAAGAAGATTTAGATATATTAAATGTAGAATTAGATGCATTGGTGGCTGTTAAAGAAATGAGTATTGAACGCCTTGAACAAGTAGCTCGCGCAGTGTTAGGTTTAAATGTAGACAAAATGACAAGTGCTGAGTTAAAAAGAGATGTAATGGTTTATGCGCGTAGAGACCCTTGGCAGTTCTTAGAAGTTATTAATGATCCTATTTTAAGACTTCAAGCTTTGTCAGCAACATTGTTTGATAATAATTTGCTTGTTGTAAAAAACAAAAAGCACGTTTACTTTAATACTAAAACCAACAAAGCTAAGATGCTTACCATTCCTTTTGGTGAAAATAGAGATTTCATTGTAGCCTCTTTCTTTCAATCTGATGATGGCATTGAAGCACTAAAGGTGTTAGAGAAGCTTTTAAGCGGTAAATAAAGTTTTATTATATTTGTAATCAGATTTTGTTAACAAATAAATTATTTTAAAAATGTCTAAATATTTAAAACTTTACGTTGCTACAGAATTAGCAACAGGAACAACCACAGGAAATGGAACCGCGGGATCTAATAACAAAGTAATTGATGGCGGCCAAGGATTTCAGCTTGATGGAATTAGCTTAGGAGATTTAGTTTCTACTTCAGCAGGTATTACTCAAGTAACCGCAGTAGCTGCTACAGAACTTACTGTTACTGCAGGAACAGGAGTACCTAATACAACTGCTTACAAGGTTTACAACCAAGAAGGAGACAGAAGCCAATTTCAAATTGTACCACTTGCACAAATTGCAACGGTAAGTCAAGCATCTACAACTTCTACAGTTATTCAAACTACGGCTGCAGCTAACGATACCATTACTATTACTCATACAGCATATGGTACTGCTGCTAACCAATTGTTTGCAATAAAAATATTAAACCTTATGGAAGAAGCTGCTTCTCCATCAGAAAAGCCTAAAGTAATCTTTGACTTAGAAGAAGGTACTTCTTCTATTATTACAGCGATTGCGGTATCTTAATATTTGTCTTTTACCATAGTTAAAGGGAAGGGTCGTATTGAAGAATGCGACCTTTTTTTATTTTACTATCTTTGTATATACAAAATAATCCATAATGATTAATTCCGTTCGAAATACAGTATTAGCGATTCTAAACAAGAACAATTACGGTTATATATCGCCTGCGGATTTTAACTTATATGCAGAGCAAGCTCAACTAGATTTATTTGAAAATTATTTTTATGATTATAACTATCAAATAAATAAAGAAAATGCAAGACAATCAGGAACAGGTTATGCCAACATAAAGCAACAGCTTGGAGAGGTGATTGATATTTTTACAGTTTACAAAACTTTAGTTTACGATGCACCTACTTTAACTTTCACTTTACCTACAGATTGGTATACGTTGTTAAAAATAGAGTTAGCCCCTGTGGTTTCTCCTGCTACCTTTACTAATATTGAGCGAGTATCTTTAAATAAAATAAGTAAGTTGTTGATGTCTAATTTAACAGCGCCAAGCACTACTTTCCCTGCATACACTTTAAATCCTGCTACGAGTGCGGTTCCACAAATACAAACAAATAGTGTTAAGGTATATCCTTTGTCTATTACATCAGATGTTAGGCTTACATATATTAGATATCCTCGTGTTCCAAAGTGGACATTTAATCCCACTCTTGTTAATGGGCAGCCGGTTTTTTCTTCTACTCAAGCAGATTATGTAGACTTTGAATTACCAAGTTCTGATCAAACTAATATAATAAGAAAGATACTAGAATATGCCGGAATGTCTATTAGGGAAATTGAGACAGTTGATTTTGCAAATCAACAATTTTTACAATCTGAACAAGCTGAACAATAATGGCATATTTAACAGATTACCAATATTATGAAAATGGGGGCAATGTTCCTGAGAATGCAAATTGGGGAAGTTATCAATGGGTTTCTTTAGAAAATATTGTTAATAACTTTGAATTAATGTATGCAGGAAACCACTCATTAGTAAATAATGAGGAGAGGTATAAGATTATATTTCACGCAAAACGAGCCATACAGGAATTAAATTACGATGCTTTTAAAGAAACAAGAGTGTTGCAATTGGATGTATGTGATAATCTAAGATTTGTATTACCTCCTAATTATGTTAATTGGATAAGGGTTTCGTTATGGAAAAATGGATATCTGTATCCTCTTACAGAAAACATACAAGCGTTAAGCTCTGATGCATATCTACAGGACAATAACTGTAAAATATTGTTTGATTTAAATGGCAATGTATTAAGACCACAAAATTCTGAGCTTGACTTAGCAAGACTTAATAATACCAAAAAAAGTATTTACTTAAACAGCAATAGTCCTTACAATAATTGTGAAGGATGGTGTATGGATGGCTGTTGGTTTTTTGAGTTTCCTATAGGTGCGAGGTATGGCTTGAATACTGAAACAGCCAATGCTAATCCTACTTTTAGAATTGATAGCAAGAACGGAGTAATAAACTTTAGTTCAGGAATGGCAGGAGAGTCTTGTGTTTTAGAATATGTATCTGATGGCATGGAAGGTGGCGTAGAATCTGATATTCATGTCAATAAGTTATTTGAAGAGTATGTTTATGCTTATATTCAATATATGATATTAGACAACAAGCTTGGTGTTCAAGAGTATATTGTTAATAGAAGCAGAAGAAAAAAAGCGGCATTATTAAGAAATGCTAAAATAAGAATGAGTAATATACATCCCGGTAGATTACTAATGAATTTAAGAGGTCAAGCTAAGTGGATAAAATAGCATGAAAGTAAACAGAAATTTTATAAAGGGTCGCATGAATAAAAGTGTTGACGAAAGGCTCCTTCCGCAAGGAGAGTACGTTGATGCGATGAATGTTCGGCTTGGGTCTACTGAAGAATCAGAGATTGGTTCTGTAGAAAACTCTAAAGGAAATACTCAAATAAGCACACTTGAGTTTGCAGGAACTGCTTTAAGTTCTTCAGCAAAATGTATTGGTGCATTTGAAGATGGGTCAGAAGAAACGATATATTGGTTTGTTCATGATTCCAACTTTGCTCCTTCACCAAACAACATTTTAGACTTAATAGTTTCTTACAACACAGTTTCAGGAGTTACTAACTACCATGTGGTTTCGATGCAAGATTCGGCAAACCCTACTAAAAGCATTTTAAATTTTAGTCCTACTTATTTAATTAATGCTGTTAATAAAGTAGAAGACTTGTTGTTTTTTACTGATGACTACAATCCCCCACGTAGGATTAATGTTACAGAAAACTATCCTGTGCCGGCAGTTGGTGTAGACCAAATCACCAACAAAATGATAAATGTTATTGTGCAACCTCCATTGGCTGCACCATCTTATGAGTTGTTTAATCAGCCGGGCCAAGAAAACTTTATTGAAACTCGTTTTGTGTCTTTTGCTTACAGATACAAATATAAAAACGGTGAATACAGTGCTTTATCTCAGTTTTCTGATGTGGCCTTTGAGCCTGAAATGTATCAAATAGATATAAATAATTATTATAACGGGGGCATGGTAAACTATTACAATGCTGCACGAGTATCTTTTAATACAGGAGATGACCTAGTTACGGGTATTGACTTATGTTTTAAATATGCTGATGATAACATTGTAAGGGTTATAGAAAAATATGTAAAAGCAGATGAAGGGTGGGTTGATAATACTACTGAAGAAATTATTTTTTCTAACAACAAGATATATACAGTATTACCAAGTTCTGAGATTTTAAGACTTTACGATAATGTGCCAAGATTAGCCAAGGCCCAAACCATTATGGGTAATAGGTTGATGTACGGTAATTATGTAGATGGATATAATCTAATAAACTCTGACGGCAATAAATGTTTGCAAACATTTGAAGCAAGCATAGAGAGTTCTGATCCTGAGTTAACTGAGGTTAATTACTTAAATATAACTAACGGTTCTTATTTTACTTTTCCTTCAAGTGGAGGTGGTAACTCTCAAGTAATTCCTAACGGTAAAGTTACATTTGATTTAAGCAGTTTAGTGTCAACCATAGGGTTGAAGATGGGAGCTACAATGTCTTTCTTAATGGACTTTACACACTACCAATGGTTTGGATCGGATATACCTGCTGCTACTGCTCCTACTGCGCCTTTTAGTATTGAATGGTCAGTAACACTACAACAGGATTATGCTAATGTTATTGATTTTGTTAATAGCACAGAATTTCAAAATACCATTGGCACATTTCCTACTGCTTCTGCTTCTACTGCTTGTACAATTGGTGTTACAGCGGCTGATGTATGGAATTGTGCTGTAGGTCAACCTGCAGGATTTAACAAAAAAGCAGGCGGTATTAATGCAGCCAATCAACCACCCACAGTAACGGCTTTTGCTACAGAAGAAATACAAGTGCAGTTTATGTGTATGCAGTTTGTAGATGCCGGCAATCCATTAAATGATGATGCGTTTGAGTTTTTTAGTATTAGCGATGCATCTATTCTTTATAATGCCACAGGTACAACTAAAAGCTTACACAGCAATAGGGACTATGATTTATCTATAATATACATGGATGAATATAATAGAGCGACTACAGCTTTGCCTAGTGATAATAATACTGTCCATACGGCTTGCGATACAAGTGATTTAATTAATAAACTTGCTGTAGAACTACCACCAACAATGACTGCTCCTGCGTGGGCCACGAAATATAAGTGGGCATTGCAACCTCGCGAAACGTTATACGAAACACTATATAGCAATTTCTATTATATTGATTCTTTAGACAATTCTGCATGGATACAATTAGCAGGGGAAAACCAATTAAAGGTAAATGTAGGAGACACATTAAGAGTTAAGGTAGACAGTAATGGCGCTCTTAACGATTGCGTAGACACGGTGGTTTTAGAAAAAGAAGCCAAAGCAAGAGATTTTCTTGATGATGGCAATGAGCAACAGCCGGGTTTATATATGCGATTAAAACCTAAAAATTATTCTATTAGAACTAATACAGGTTTAGCATATGGTGGCAATTCCGAAAGTGCAACTACTGATGATGCAGCTAGTAGAAAAGCAGATAGCTCGGGTGAAAATAAATATTGTTATTTACAATACCCTGTGTTTGACAATAATGGAGGTGTTATTTCACGTTGGGATATAAAAGCCGGTGCGGTAGTAAACATATATTTTAAGTTTTATAGAGCAAATAGAGGATGTAAAGATAACAATGCTTGTGGTGCAGTGTTAGCAGAATATGACGAGCAAATAATTGCATCTCAAGATTATACTGATTTGCATGACTTTTGGGTTACTGAAGGAATAAATGTAAGTTCTAATCTAAATACTGCGGTTAGTTGTCCTGATGATGGGGGCGATAATAGCATTATTTTTTATAGTGCTTTATATAATGTGCCTGCTCCGGGTACAACTACGTGGTACACAGACTTAGCTATACAAGGAACTGATCAAATTCAGTTTATTCAAAACAACGCTACTAATCAGCTATGGTTGACATTTTTAGGTGGCTCACGATATTGTGGTGGTATAGATAAAAGATGGTCTACAGTAGAGTGTAGAATAAGCATTGAGAACTCCAACAATATGTTGGTTTTTGAAAGCGTTCCTACTGAAGCAAATCCTGATATCTATTACATCGGAAGTCAAACTTTTGATATTACCAATGGCAATCACCAATGTAATGTTACCAATCAAGATATTGCTACAGGAACTACAGGTAAATCATTGTTAAGCTTTTTTGATTGTTATGCATTTGGTAATGGTGTAGAGAGTTATAAAATCAATGACTCTATAACAGGCCATTATTTCTTATTGGGCCAACAAACCACTGCAGTATCAGCTCAAGATTACAAAGAAGCAAATCGCTATGCTGACATTACATATAGTGGTGTATACAACAACGAAAGCAATGTCAATCGTCTAAATGAATTTAACTTGGGGCTTTTAAATTTTAAAGCTTGCGAGGAAGAGTTTGGAGAGATACAGGTTTTGTCTGCCCGCGAAACAGATGTGTTAACTTTACAAGAAGATAAAATCTCGTATGTTCTTGCAAGCAAGAATTTACTTAGTGATTCATCAGGAGGAGGAGCCATTACTTCTATTCCCGAAGTATTAGGCACACAAATTTCTAGAATAGAAGATTTTGGAATTAGCGAAAACCCTGAAAGTTTTGTCCGTTGGGGAGAAAACATATACTTTACAGATGCTAAAAGAGGAGCGGTTTTAAATTTAATAGGCGGTGGTAAAAGCCAAAACTTAGTAGTCATTTCTGAAATGGGCATGAGGTCTTGGTTTAGAGATTTGTTTATTGATTCTTTTAATACGCAAAAACTTGGAGGATATGATCCATATATGGATGAATATGTTTTATCTTCTAACGACACTAAAATACCATCTATAGAGCCTTGTGTGGATTGTGGAAGAACAAACTCCTACCCTATTAAAACAGGCGAAACAATAAAGTTTTGTGTGGAGTTAGGTTCCGATGTAGGTAATTTTGATATAGATTACAGACCTGCGGGGAGCATGGAAAGTTTTGAAGTTAGTGTTTTATACAATGCGGCAACTACAACCACAGGTGTAATAAACCCTCCTGTAGCAGGAACGCTTACTGTTTCTAAAGGAGATGCAAGTGTAGAAACTGCAGAAGTTACCATTACAGGAACAGGCCCCGGCACAGGACTTCTTTATGTTACAGTAAAATGTGTGGGCGCTACGGAGATAACAGTTATTCCTGTTTGTATAACTTCTTCTTCACAAGCTACTAAACAAATACATAACAACTTTTTCTTTGGTCAAGGAAGTTATCTAAGTCCATCTACAAGCAGAGCGGTTACATTTGCCAATGGTGTAGACAATGTAGTTTCTGACTACACTACTATTACAGCACCTCAAGGGTCAGGTTCTATTCCTCCTAATTCAAGCACAGTATATATACAATGTGATAAAATAGCTCCTGACAATTTTACTTTTGATGCTTCAAAGCATAAGTTAAAATGGTGGAGGACTAACACTCTGTATGGCACAAGTGCTGCAGATATAAACACTATACTTACTAACTCTACTGCTTTAGTTACGACCACACCTACTTCTACTATACGTCAAGGAACTTTTGCGTTGCCAAATACAACTGATCAATATTTATATTTGGTTTATGATTATAGAGATGTGGTGTCTATACCATTATGTTACTCTAATACTAGCGCATTAGATGCGTGTTGTGATTGCGCTACGTGTGTTAATTGTAAATCTTTTAGCGGAACAGTATTTGGAACAACATTAGCGTTGGCGTGTGCAGCGGCAAGGACTCAAACGTATTATTTTGAGGGTCTTGGTACAGAACCTCAAGTAGGAGATTTTATTTACACAGAGGCAAATTGTTCTAGAAAAACTACAACACAAGGATGGTTAGGAATTAATGCTGTGAATGGTGATGCAATTTTTGTAAATTCAAGTGGACAAGTAACAGTTAAAACTTCATGTACATAATATGGCAACTTTAGGAAATTATTATATCGATGCGGCAGATTTTTCAAATGCTTCGGCAGTATGGACAAACTCTACCTTTACTACAAAAGCGCCTGATGGATGGTATCAATCTTGTGGGGTAGTGAGAAGACAGGTGTCAGGATTATTAGAGCCACCAAACAGTTGTGTTGCTTGTAATCCTTTGTGTGGAGATTTCAACTACAACTTTAATTATTTTGGTGTATATAATTTAGAAGTAGAATTAGGAACAGGTGTAGGAGCAGTACCATTAAGATTATCTCCTTCTAATATTCCTAACGCTATGTATGTTACTTATAATGCCATTACATACAATGAATATAGTATTGCTAATTTTGGTTATGGCGTGGGTTATGTAGGTCGATCAGATAAATTCACAGATTATGGTTTCCCTGCAGGAAGTCCTTATTCAGTTCCTGTCTTTCAATGGGATGGAGGTGCGGCTAATGCATGGAGTCCCACAGGCGCACAACAAACTTTAGTGATAGCACCTGCAGATACCACTTCTATTACAGCACCTACGGTTCCGGGCGTTTGTCATATGTATGTCCCTAAAGTAGATATAGACCCACAAACCATTACGGTACAAGTGAGAGGGGCAGTCGGAGCCGGTGATGACACATGGAGCTTTGAAGTAGATTGTCCTCAAGCGTTGACAGGTTTTTCAGCTTCAGATTTAGCAGCTAGTTCTATTGCTGCTTGTGCTTTAGCTCTTACTGACACTTATTATTTAGGGCCTGTAAATGGCACAGCTACAAACATACAACAATACGATTGGGTGTTTGCAGATGCAAATGCCGAGATAAGATTAGCAAATGCTCCGGGAAAAGGAGCAGGTTATTATCATTACAACGAGGGCGGTGTTAATAAGTGGTTTCAAATTGATACTAATAGTATAATTATTAATTTAGGAAATTGTTAAAATGGCTGAATATACTTTAACATATAGTGAAGGGGCTACAGGATGGCCATCTTTTTATTCTTACATACCTGAATACATGATCGGTATGAACAACTATTTTTATACGTTTAAGAATGGTAATTTATATCGACACAACACCAATGCTTTGCGAAACAATTACTATGGTGACGGCAGTGTAGGTTCAAGTATAACTTCAGTGTTTAATCAAGCTCCTATTCAAACTAAGATTTTTAAAACTATTGGAATAGAAAGTGATGATGCTTGGGGCGCAGTGTTTACCACTGATTTACAATCGGGAAGCATTGATGTTTCATTTTTAGAAAAAAAAGAAGCAAATTGGTTTGGGTTTATTAGATATAACACTGTATCTCCTGCGGCTGCTTCTCAATATGCTTTGCGTTCAGTAAATGGCGTTGGCGATTGTACTACGATTACTAACTCAGGTGGTGGTATTTACATTATTAATTTTGGCGCAAGTGGCATGGCGGGACAAAATGTAGACGTTGGAAGTATGATTAGTATTAACGATAGCATTTATCAAATGGTAGGCGCTAACCCTGTTTTTAGAGGAGTGGTGACTGCCTTTACAAGTTCATCTATTACTATAGACACAGCCGGTGGATCAGTACCTTTAGCAGTAAGTTTTACTTTGTACATAAAAAACAATACAGCAGAGTCTTATGGCTTATTAGGACACTATTGTGAGTTTACTTTAACCAACAACAGCACTAGTGCTGTAGAGCTTTTTAATGTAGAATCAGATGTCATGAAAAGCTATCCTTAAAAATTGTTATATTTGTAATTAAAATCAATGTATTATGCCCACTTTTTTAGCTGTTGCTCCTTTACTTATTAGTGCTACTCAAGCAGGAATGTCTTTTATTCAACGTGGAAATTTTAAAAGAAAGTCTCGGGAAGCCGAAACTATGGCATTAGCTAACATTGAAGCTGCTAAAAAACAAAATGAAAAGCTAGAGTATTCTACAATGGCTCTTGATACTAGGGGTTATGACCGCGCATATGACAATGTAATTGCTGCAAGTGCAGATGCTACTCGTGCGCTTACAGAAAGCGACAGAGGTATAGCGCGTATTGGTGCTGTTCAAGCCGGTCTTAATACTGCGACTTTAGATATTCAAGATAAGCAAGCAAAGGAGATGTTGGATATTGAAAAACTAAAAGCTCAAGAACGTCAACAAAGAAACCAATTTGAAAGAGATTTGGAAATTGGTCTTGCTTCACGACAGTTTCAAGAGGCCTCTAATTATGAGGGACTAGCAAGTGAGGCTTTAGAGCAGGGGGTAAAAGGAGTAGCTGATATGGCTTCAGCGGGAGTAGGATTAATTGATGATTATGGCACAAGCGGCAAAATGAATAGAAAAACAAAAAGGTTTCAAAAACAGTTAGACCGCGCCGGCCAAAAACAAGGATTGGAAAAAGGTGAATATAGTTTTTCAAAATACTTCCAAGATATAGAAGGAGGTTTAAAAGATTCGCAAACAGCAAAAATAATATCCTCTAAAATTGCCTCTAACCCTACATTTAAATCTAAATATGAGCAGATAATGCAAGGTTCATTAAGTGATTTAGAAGTAGAAGATTTTATTTACTCTAATTTTGAGCCAAATGAAATTGATATTTTAAGAAAAGAAATATATACAAACTAACAACTATGGCAGGTGGAGCTTTTGATTTTGCTGCGAAAGGGCAATACGAATATGTAAATTGGAATGAGATTGCAAAGCAGGTAACTACTGCTATTGATACAAAACAAAAACTCATTGACAAAAACAAAAAAGAGTTAGACCAAAAAACTCTTGACTTTACTGAAACTGTAGAAAAGTTAGCTTCTCCTGACCAAGATATGCAAGGTGCAGCCACTGAATTGGGTATGACCACAATGGAAGCAATGAATGGTTTAAATAAATTATTTAAAAATCAACGCATATCTTATAATGATTACGTAATGAAACGTCAAAGATTGCAAAGTGGCGTTAACAATTACTCCAACCTTTTAACCAATGATTACAACAAACAGTTTGAGGATGTAAACCAAAGGACTAAAGAAGGTAAAAACCAAGAAACAGAAAGATGGTTGATGGAACAAACTGAAGGTTTTACTAACTTTTTAAAATATAAAGCTGTTGTTAATCCATATGACTATAGTGTGAATTTCGCTAAAAAACAACTTGCTGACCCAAGTAAACCATATAATAAACAAACCAATCCATATACTAATGATATAGTAGATAATCCTGATGATTTTTTAAGTATGAATGTGTTAGCAACACGAATAAATGCAAGGTATGATTATTGGGATGCCAACAAACAAGTATCGGGCGATGTAGATAAATTAGGAGAACTTGCAAGGGTTATTGCCGGTGACAAGGTAGATACGCGTGAGGGTTTTATTCAAGCCTTAGAAGACGATAGATACACCAATTATGAACAGCAAATGATCGATGCATATAAAGAACGCCCTACTTGGATGTTAAGTTATCTTACTGAAAATTTAGGGGTGGCTCCAAACGGCAAACCTTTTAAACCTACTTTTAACGCAGAAGAGGCTAATAAAAAAGGCAATGAACATTTAATATTATTAAATGATGCTCAACCACCAATGCCTGTGTTTAATCCAACACAAGACAAAGCTTTTGAAGATAGTATTAGAGTTTTAATGAGAGCGCAACTTGATGACATTAACACGGCTGCTAGTTCCAATAAATTTAATGCAAGCGGAGCAAGGTTAGAAAATGATTATAATCTAGCATCTGTTATTGTAGATCAAATGGGAAAACTTTATGATGGCAAAAACGAAGATGAAATATCGGGTGCTTTAGCTCAATTAAGTTCTTATTTGCCTAACAAAAAAATAAACTATAAAGGAAGAAATAAAGATGGTTTAATATTAGGCGTACAGGATTATGTATATAACTCTACTACGGGACAAAGAGAGCTTAGTAAAGAAGACATAAAAACTTATTCGTTTGGCAATAAAAACAAAAAAGATTGGGTTGCTAGTTTAGGTGCTACATTCTCTCCCAAGTTTGACATTACTAGATTATTGCCACAGGTTATTGGTAATACTACATTTGAATCTGTTACGGCTCCAACGCTTGCAGGGATAGGTAATGTTGTCAACCCTAACGTTGCAAACGTGTCACCACAAAAAGACTATAAAAGCTTATTTACTGTCATAGATCCAAAAACCAAAAAACCAAAAAGTTATTCAGTAGTCGATTACAATTTAACTGATAAAGTTAAAGAGAGATTTGATGAAGGTGGATATGAAGAATATGTAAACGTTATTAATGCAGGTGAGTTTGGAAGGCAAAATCAAGTTATTGTAAAAGCAAATAAGGCACTTACTAATGGTTTAATGATTAGCTATCAAGATAGCAACGACAACACAGTAAATATACGACTTAGCAATATGGGAGATTTAGGTTCTGAAAAGGATAAGTCAAAAAGAAAAACATTTGATCAAATATTAGAGTATATTTACAATCAGAAAATAGCGGGTAATCCTGTTGATAATAAAGAAATTAGAAGGCTTGCTTATAATGCCAAGATGGGCATAATTACACTCAAATAAAACCAACTTTATGGAAGAGGAATTAGAAGTAGTATATAACTTTTTAAATGAAAAAGAAGAAGGCGAGTTTGCTAATTTTATAACTGTGGAAGATTTCCAAGTTAGAATGCAAGATGATGAATTTAAAAATGACATTGACGAGCTAGTAAAAAGTTATGGCGGCATTCCTGTAAAAAAAAAAGGTACGGAATCTGTATTGGCAGATGGTTCTTCGGAGCAACCACAATCTGACATTCCTGAGGTAAACTTGGAAGAACTACAAGTTCAAGACCAAGAAACAGAACCTGAAACTCCTCAATCTTTAGAAGAGCTAACTGCTATTTCAAAGGGAATGAAAGAACTTCCTTATGCTGAAAGAGGTGTGCAAAGCACTGAAATGGCTAAAGATTTAGGGGAAAAAGTTGTAGCGGAAGAAGAGCGTGAAGAAGAGTTGTTTTCTCAATATCAAACTCAAAAAAAAGATTTAAAAAAATCTAAGAAAGATCAACTAAAAGAAAATATAAATTTCAAAGCAGAAATTGCAGACTTAACCCTTAGTGATATTGCTAAAGACGAAGAGTCTTTTCAAAGAGATTTTAATAACAAGTTTGGCAAATACAATTTGATTGCTACTCAATCGGGTATGGGTGATGCTGTTGATATTAAAACAACAGATGGTGTAGCTTCAATTAATATTGACCTTCAACCTATTACTAAAAGTGGCAGTATAGAAGAGTTAAGAAAACTAAAGTCTTTTATTAATGATAATGCTTTTGGGCCTGAATACCAACCTTTAGACGAAGCAGCAACACAAGCAGAAAAAGATTTTGTTGAAGTTATGGATAGGCGTGGGTTAAATGGAAATGCTATTCTTTCAGCTCAACAATATCAAAACGATATAGATGACAAGCTAAAGCTTATTGAAAAAATAGAAAGGGTAGACTTAGGTCAAAGTATTTTAAAGTATGGTGAGAAAGATTACCTTAAACACCCTGAGTTATTCATAAAAAAAGAACAGGATGGCGAAACCATATATGTACCAAGACCGGACTTAGACAAAGTAAAAGAAGATTTAGAGGCTGACTTTGATAAGTCTAGAGAAGTTTTAGGTATTAACTTTTTTGACACTGAGTTAGAAGATGCATATAAAGAGTTTGATATGTTAGCGGCGGCTAAAATAAAAGACCAAAGAAATATTGCAGCTACCGCAAATGCAAATTTAAAAAACCAAGCAGAAATTATAAACAAAGAAAGTTTAGGTTTGTTTGGTGTTCAATACAACCAAGTAACTCCTGAAATGATTAGCGAGTTTACGCCTTACGAAAAAGAGAGGTTTTTTAATTTATACAAAGCTGCAGAGGCGGCAAAAAAAAATTCTCAAGTTGCAGCAGATGCATATTTAGAAGCTGATACTTATTTAGATATGCAATTTCAAAAAGGCATGGTAGAAGAATTTAACAGTCAGTTTACCACGCTTTTTGATGAGATAGAAAAATCTTATAATAATGGCCATGCTATAACTAGCTTGGTTAAACTTGCTATGCCTAGCGATCCTTTATTAGGAGAGTTTAAATTTGAGGGTGCAGAAAAACAAGATTTAAAAAAAGCAGCAATTAAATTAAATAAATTTCTTAAAAGAGCTGAAGAGATTGGAACGGGAGAAGCTATGTTTAGACTTGGCCAAGCTACGAACGTGTCAGAAACTGTTGCTGCTCTTGCTAGTGACCCTATAGAATTGTTGCCGGCTTTATTAGCAAGTACTTTTGCTCAACTATTACCGGTAGGTAATGATATTATTCCTTATACAATAGGACTCGGAGGTTTAACAGGCGCTAGTTTAGGCGGCGCTTTTACATTAGGTGCAGGTGCTGTTCCTGCTACTATAACAGGTTTAGTGTATGGAGGGAATACAGGTGTAGCATTATCCTTTGGCGCCCTTGAACTAGGGAACTCCATACTTGAAGTAGGTAGGGAATTTGGTTATGATCCACTAGATCCCCAACAAGCTCAAGAAATGTTGCAGAATTTAGATGTTTGGGAAGCAGGTGCTGCGCGAGGATATAGAAGAGGGGCAGCTATTGCGGCAGTAGATATGCTTGCTTCGTCTTTAACAGGGCAATTTTTTAGAGGAGGTAAAGTAATAAATAGAACTGCTACTGATAAAGTAAATACATTTGTAAAAAACCAATTAGTGTTTGGCGCAGGTGCAGAGTCCGGTGGAGAAGCATTAGCTATGGGTTTATCGGGACAGAAATTTGAGGGTAAAGAAGTGTTGCTTGAGGGGGTTGTAGGGTTAAAACAAAGAATGGGAAGTCAACTAGCTAATAGTTACTTTTTTAAATCTGCTAAAAAAGAAAAACAAAAACTTGCAGACAACCTGCAGTACTTAGACAATATGATGACTGACACCCATAGTCTAGAAGACCTAACTAATTGGTCTAGCAATATGGAAAAAGACGGTCAAATAAGCAGCGAGCAAAACCAAAGAATACAACACAATATAGGTGTTAAAAAAACTGTAGACTCTTATTATAAAGAAGCTAAAAACTTAGACCCTAAAAATACAGATGTAAAGAAAAGGCTTTTTAATTTGGTGTCTGCTAGAGAGCAGTTAAGCAATATGGATAAAAACGTTTATTCTGCTAAGATTGCTCAAATAAATAAAGAAATAGCTGCTATAGTAACTACAGGAGACATGGCTCCTGCAGATGTTTCTGTAGATATAGATACACAGCCTTTGGATACTAATTATGTCATCGATGGCAAAATAGTTACGGAGCAAGAATTTAAAGATTTCATAGAGGCTTCTTCGATAGCTACTTTAATAAAGTCTGATTTTTCAGGGTCAGTAGTTTCGGACGAAGTAAATCAATTGTTCAATAATAAATTAAATATAGATGCCGATCAAAAGTCAAGCACAATGGAAGCACCTAGCCAAGAACAACCCGGAGTTGTTTCGCAAATGGCAGGAGGAGTACCCGGTCAAGTACGAGGAGCTGCCCAAGCGCAAGACCTCCAAGACCAACAAGATGAGGGTCAAGAGGGCGAAGTTCAGTCTAGGGAGAAGGAGATAAATGAAGAACTTAAAACATATATAGAAGGGGAGTTTAAGAAACTTTACGAACAACAGTTCCCTGAGTCTACTGCTATCAATAGATATTCTAAACCTGACAGTAAGTTTACAATTGCTTCAAACAAAGTCAAAGCACAAGAAAGTGTTAACGATGTAGAAATGGAAGCGGCGATAAATGAGGGATACGAAACTCTTTCTGAAATTGAACAAGACGAAAAACTTTCGCAAGAAGAAAAAGATATATTAACAGATTTGGTTGAAGAACAAATCACAGAACTAGAAGCTTATGAAAACCTTACACAAACTGAAACTCGCAAAGTATCCAAAACAGGAACAACTAGAGTTGCTCCAACGCGTAAGACAACGATTGTCGAAAGAAAAACCAAAAAGACCCCTAAAGGTAGACTCTTCAACAGACAAGTCCAAGTTGAAGGAAAACCTTCCAATCAAGTAACGGTTATAGAAGAAGTAGATGGGGAGTTGGTATTACAAGATTTTAAAGGTGACCAACGCACTACATCTACACCATTAGGAGTAAAAAATCTTAGCGAACTAGAGCTTGTAGAAACTTTAACTGAAGTAGAATCTCAGCAACAAAATATTGAGTCCAAAACTAAAGCTGCTATAGCAAAGAAAAAAAAGCAGCTTGAAGCCAAGAAAGCAAAAGACTTAAAAGTTGAGAAGGCTAAGATAAAAAACAGAGAAGTAGCCAAGCTTAGAGATAAGAAAAAAACATTGAGTGTTTTAGCGAGCAAAGAACAAGCTCAACCTATATCTAAGTCAGAATTAAAAACTCGTATCAGAGAAGAGCAAAACAAAACAAAAGCTGCAATTGATAGGTTGGGTAAAGAAGCAGAGCAAAGATTAGAGGCAGAGTTACAAGAAGAACTAGCAGCTTTCGAAGGCACTAAACAAGCTACTGCAAAAACTAAAACAAAAGCAGCTCAAAAGAAATTTGGCAAGGAAGGCAAAGTGGTTGGAGCTAAACTACGTGTACCTCAAACTAATGAACAAGTTCAAGCAGGTGAAGCCGCCACTACTATTACTATAATGGATGAAGAGATTGCTATTGACCTTGCTATAGAAGAGCAAATGGCAGAGATTGGGTCTATAGAAACATCTATTATTGATGAGGTGATAGAAGAGTTTGAAAAAGAAAAAGAAGCAACAGGAGAGCCTACTAAGAAACCTAAAGCTGATAAGAAAGCAGAACCTAAGAAACCTGTAGCTAAAGCGGAACCTAAGAAAGCAGAACCCAAAAGCACAAAACCTAAACAAGTAACAAAAGAAATAAAACTAAAGTTTAAAGAAGAAATAAACAGTCCTCAAAACCGAACACTAAAAGAAGCTGTTATAGACATGATGGATTTTTTAACTGTCGAGTTGGGGTTAAATGTAAGTATGGGTGGTGGAAAAGGTAACAAACCTGCTTATGATGGAACTAATTTTAATTTTATAATAGATGGAGTAGAGTTTAGTGTAGAAGGATCAGGTCTTCAGCTTGCAGGGCCGAGGTCATTTTTGGATATTACATTAGACGAGATATTACAGGCTAAAGAAAAAGCAGAGCCTAAAAGAAAACCAATGTTTAGGCAGAAGTCTAAAGATGACATGACTCCTGACCAAATAGGATTTGATGCTCAGTTTACCAACCCTACTCAACAACCTTATTCTCCTGAGTCTAATTCTAATATTCAAATGCCTATTCAGTGGGTTAAATCCAAAGTAGGGGAAAATGTTTTACAAGACCAATCTCCTGTGTTGGCAGCAGCGGCAGAGCAGTATTATCAAGGCAATATTACTTATGATGAGTTTATTGAAATTCAAAAAAGAGAAAGACCAATTTCTACAATAGATAAATACTACGAGCCGGCTACAAGAGAAGAGATAGAGTTTGCTTTATCTAAAAATAAAATTCCTAAAATATTTGCTGAAACAAAAGATGGAGACTTTGTAGGATTAAGATTGGATATACCTGCTTACACGAACCACAATGTATGGGTGGTTACTGTGCATGAGGGAGACGGAGCGCCTACTTCCTATACAAATGTAGCGTATATAAAAGATGTTAAGTTCAGCTCGAATCCTAAAAAAGCATTGGCTGTTGCTAGGAAAAAGCAATCCAAGTCTCCTTTTGCAAAAATGCTAGGCACTTGGGTTAGTTTAGGTGGGTCTCCCACACAAAAAGCAGAAACAGCTAAAGGCTTGGTTCAAACTATTGTTAACAATCCTGATTGGGTGCAGGTAGGTTTTAATCCTCAGAGATTTTCATACTTCTATGATCGCGCCAACGGCAGGCCTTTGCTTTCAGCAGACGAGGTAATACAAATAGGTGGTTTAGTATATGCCAAAGTAAATAAAGATAGCTATGCTACTTCTTTAGAAGCGGATGCTTTTGAAGCCAAAGATATAAATGGTAGGCCCATTTATTTTAGAGAAGGTGTATTAGCAGATTCTCCTGTAGCATCTAATGCACTAAGTGGACTTGAACAACTACCTGATAACCCTATGACTCCTCAAGCATGGGTTAAACAGATTGCAGAAAAAGGAGGAAAGGGGACACAAAGAGAAATAGATGAGATAGGTTTGTTGGATTTTTTAAATACATATATTGAAAATAGCAAGAAGAAATCTATACCTAAAGCTGTAGTAGAAGAATATATACGTGATAATTCTTTAGTTATACAGGAAATAATCAAAGATGCCACGCAAGATATTAAGTTAAAATTTAAACCATTACCTACAAGCTCTGCGATTTATAATGAGTCATATGATTTTTTAGAGAAAGACAAAACATCACAAGAGATTGCAAAAAGCAAGTTTGAAGAGCAAGTAGAAAACGTCAATTCCTTATTAAAACAATACACTGAACCTTTAGATAATTCTTTAGATGCTCTAGAAAAATCTTTACAAACTTTACTTGATGATACTTCTGAGGGAAATTATTTTAATTCTAGTGAAGAAATAAGACAGATGTATAATGCTCTTGTAAAAGAATTTAAAGAGATGTACGAAAGTGGCTCTAAAGATTTTAAACTTTCTAATAATGTTGGCCTTGCTCAAAGAAGAGCAAGAGAATTTAAGTTCTTTTATTCAGTAATAACAAAATCTGATACAGATGTATTGTCATCTGCACAGCTTTTAAAAGAAAATATAGAGAAATATCGCCGAGGAGATATTAGTACTTTGGAGTTATCTCAATCCATAAATGAGTTGTTTTATAAGCAGGCTCAACTTAGGTCTTATGTTATAGCTGACTTTTTTACTGACCCCAATGTGAATAAGGACACTGACTTCTATGAGTTTGAAACCGACAAAAAAGAAATTAAAGAAATAAGAAAAAGACTTGATAAAGTAAGAAAGGAACACATCGGCAAAAACAATTACTTTTTTAAATCTACTAAGTTTTATGATTCAAAGTTTGCGGGAGGTGATCCTATTAAACAAATTGTAGGATTGGGTGAGAAAGGCTCGGCTACTATGTTAGGGTTTCAAGTAACTTCAAAAGGAATTTTAAAAAATTTATTAAAAGCAATTACAAGCGATAAAAGGTTATCTAAAAAACAATCTAGGGAAACAGGCAAGTTCATGAAAGATGTGCCTTTAGAAGCTCATTTATTTACAGCATCAGAGTATGCCGAAAGAGTAATGACAGTAGAGGCAATGTTAAATGAAAAGGATTGGGTTTTTAATACCATCAAGCAAGCAAAAACTCCTGATGGAACTTATACAGTGATGGATGCTTTTATGGATTTTGAAGGGTATAAAGCTTCATTCGATGAAAATGTTAATTTACTTAGAGAAAAAATTTTTCTTAGAGAAGATGGAACTCGAACAATAAGCGCATCTAAAGCTGATTTTGACTATACAATATCTCAATATCCTTACAGAGTTTATCTGACTGATAATCGTGGTGTAACCTTCAGTTTAGGTGTAGCTTCAGGATTAACGGCGGCTACAGATAAAGCGCAACAATCTTATGATGATTTAACCAAAGGCAAAACTGTATATAAATATTGGACTGTAGATGGTTATCAAGATTATAAAGAAGTGCTTCTTATTTTACCTCCTACTGCTAACAAAGATTATAATTATCCGGCAAAAGATTTAGGTAATCATTGGAGTCACAATAATGTTTTAGCTCATGCACGATTTACAACAAGAATTAATAAAAAAAGAGAAAAGGTTTTAGTTATTGATGAACTTCAATCAGATTGGGATAGAGCTAAAATAGAATATGGTGCTGAAGTTGAGGATATGCCATACATGAAAAAAGATGCTTGGTTAGGACTTACATTGAGACGAATGTTTAAGATGGCCGCAGACATGGGGTTTGACAAAGTATCCATGGGGTCAGGAGCAATGGCCCAACAATCGGTGTCATTAAAAGACCACAGCAAGTATGATAACATTTTTCCCAAACAAATGTTGATTGAAGCTAAAAGGTTTGACAAATCTGCAAAACTTACAAAAGAAGACTTTAACCTTGAAAACATTCGTTTAGATTTAGAGTTTGGAGGCCCGGCTGACAGGTCTTTACCTACTATAGAGTTTACTCCTCAGATGAAAGAAAGATTAAAGAGTAAAGTTCCTTTGTTTAAATCAGAAGCAGACTATGCTCCTGTCAACAAAGATGAAAGTCAAATTCGTGGTTTGCAGGAAGGTAAAACAACATTAAACCAAGAAACAAAAATGCTTAAAGGGTCTGTGGGTAAAATATCTCCTGAAGGTAAAAAGATAACTAGACACCCTAATATTACCGATCCATTTGTTACATTAGAACCACAAATTGCAGAGGAGTATGCAAGGGGTGGAGAGATTATAGAATTTACTCTACCAAAAGGAACTACGGTAGAAGTTGTGAAGGTAGATCAAAAAGACAAAAGCCTTCCTAAGTACAGCCTTGAAGAAGAAAAACAAATTATGGCATCAGATGCTGATGTTGTAAAGCTTATAACGAGAGAAGCTAAAACATTTAAAGGAAACTTTATTCACGAGCAGTATGTTATAAAAAACCCTGAGATTAAAAAAACAGGAACTACAAAAGCAGAAACTGCTATAGACCAAGCTAACAAACTTAATGAGAAATTACAACAGGCATTTCCTAATGTAGATTTTAATATGACACAGGAAGCTTTCGATGCGGTAATGGAAAGACCCGATATAAGAAAAAGACAAAAAGACGGTCAAGTGTTGTATGGTATATCTATAGATGAGAACACCATATATATAAACCCTGCTGCTCACAATAGCCTCTCGTCTCTTTTCAATACTCAAATACATGAGTATGGCCACGTAGCTTTAGATTTGTTAGAGACTACAGAAGAAGGTAAGCAAAAGCTTGCGGTAGGTTTAGAACTTGCAACAGAACATCCGCTATACGAAAAGAATTTAAAAGAGTTTGAAGGAATATACGCTACTAAAGCCGAGGCTGAAAAGGCGGCGGCTATTGAAACCCTTGCTACATTAATTGGTGACAAGGGAGAAGGCATTGCTAATCAAAGCCTCAAGCAAAGATTTATGTCGTGGTTAAAGTCTATGTATGAGTATTTTAAAAATACTTATGGGTCTTTGATGGGCATTCCTGTAAGCGAAGTTCAAAACCTAAGTTTAGACCAATTTGTAGGCGCTGTGTTAACAGATATGTTGTCGGGTCAGGTGTTCGGCAAGCAAGATATAAAAGCTCCAAAGAGAGCGCCTCTTGCTCGCATGAAGCTGCAAGGTGTTCCACAGCAAATGGTGGAGCAAGGTAGACAAATGGGCTACACAAATAATGAGATAAAAGAATATTTAAAAAGTGAATATTCTTCTTTGAAAGCTGCTGACATAAAAGAGATGATGCAGGTGGATAGTGATGTGCTGTCACAGTTCAATGCTAAGTTTGATACTGTACCTGAAATATTTGGCAACGTACCGGGAGGTATGAAAGAAGGGATTAAAATGCTAACTAGGATTGGACAAAGATTAGACTCTTTATCTGCTGATGATAAATCTAAAATGTCAATCGTAAGAACTTCGGCGCAAATATTTTTAAAGGATGACCCTTTATATGAGTTTATATCTCTAGATGTTCAGGAAGCTTTGCAAGTACAGTTAGACAAAGCCTTTAATAGTAAAAGTGGCACAAGTATAAATCAACAAATCCACAGTGTAAATAAAGGATTGCGTAGAGGTAAAGCTTCTTTGAAGCAAGCTAAAGATAGCATATCTCAATTGAAGTCTTTTATCTACAACAACTTCCCTAAGGAAGCTTACAGAAAGGGAGACTTACAGAAGGTGTTGAAGCTTGCTGAAAATATAAATGAAACCAATTATAAAGCAAGATTAAATAAAGCGATTGAAATTATAGATAGAGTTCTTGAAGAGCGTAGAGTAAAAACCATTAACTCTATTGCCAAGAGAGTAAACAACCTTGCTAAGTTTGGTAGAATAAGCAAAGCTAAAGTCTTGAAAGGAAAGTTACAGCTTAGTCCTGAAGGTCAGAAGTTTTTTGGTGCTTCTAACGAAATAATTCAAGCACAAAGAATTAAAGACCCTGTAGCACGAGCTAACAAAACAGCAGAAATAGCTAAGAGGTATTATGTTGTTGAAGAAGTTATAATAAAAGACGAAAACGGTAAAGATGTATCAACAAAAATTATAAACTTTGATAAGTTAAATGACAAAGCTCAGAAAGCTTTTGATAAATTCAATCAAGAAATCCCCGCAGTGCTTACTCCTGATGAGGAAAACTTAGTGTTTGGATTAGCAGCTTTTGATAAGTTTTATAATATGGCTACGTTTGATCAAGATACATTGATTAATCTTTTAGCATTTATTGATAATAAAAGACAAACGTATAGAGCAGATGTGTTAGCAAATATGTTGGCTCGTCAAATGCTGAACCAAGAAATACAAAGAAAAAACGAGGCACATTTATTTAAAACATACCCTGAGGTATTTGCCAAAGACAAAGACGGCAATATAATATACGAGGAAAAACCACTAACTATTCTTGAGAGTAAAGAATTTATGGCTAGAATTTTAGAGGCAATTCCTGATGACTTTGATGAGAACAAAGGAGTTACTGTAGAAGTTGATGGCAGAGAGTTTATAGTAAGACTTGATGACCAAGCCAATTTTGTAATAAGAAAAAAATCTCCTGCAGTTGCTCAAACAGAAAACTTAAACCGCAGATGGCCTAACATCCAAAGAGCATTGGAAGATGGTGGTGTGTTTAGAGCAACAAAAGAAATGGTTAAGAAAATAAAAGACCAACCTATTCTTTTCTTCCATGACTTTATGTTTATGGGTGGGTGGTTAGACTCAACATTGTCTATTACTAACAGCTTAGACAATAAAGATAGAGGCCAATTCTTTACTGAAAACCTTTACGATAGAAGTGTTGATATGCAAAGGAGAGCATTGCGTGGTAAACAATTACAGTTGCAGACTATAGGGTTAATGGCTGATGACTTGATAAACTTAAAAGACCCTAACCTTTTTGTTAAAGGCGTACAACGTTTAGCTCTTCAAGACAGAAACCCCTTAGAGTTAGTACAGGAATTAGAAAGAATAAAGAAAATTTATGATGTTCCTATGGGTAACGGAGAAACTAAAAAGTTTAGTGGATCTAACCTTATGAGGATATACGCTTTATCTTTGAATGAAGAGCAGAGAGAAAAAATGATGATGGCTAATAGACCTCCTGTTACTCAGGAAACTATTGAGTTTATAAAAGATAAATTGGAGCCGGACGTCATTAACTTTATTGAAGAGGTAGTTAATTATTTAACGACTCCATACTACATGAGAGTTAATAAGGTTTATAAAAAAGTAAACAATGTTAACTTGGAGAGAATACAAAACTACTTTCCTACAATGTCAGACAATGTATTCAGTCAAGAAAACCCTTTAAATTTTGAGAGTAACTTCTTTGGCAAATTTAGTTCTCAATGGCAAGATGCGTTAAAGAAAAGGAATGATTTAAAAAGCCCGGTACTATTGGATGTAGGGTTTTTCGATACGTTAGAAAACCATTTTGAGAGCATGGAAAGCTTTGTTAATATGGCTGAAGACGTTCAAGATTTGAATGCATTCTTTACTGATCCCAACATGGCTAACTTTTTAAGAGCCACAGGATATGGCCCTTCTCTAAGGCAATCTTTAAATATAATTATAAACCCTGAAGATAAATCTCAAGAGGTTTCTAATAAATACATCAATAAGATATTCTCTAACTTCGTGGGTTATGTGTTAGGGGCCAAGCTAATTCAATTAGTTAAACAGTCCACTTCATTTATATTTGGGTTCGCTGCTTTTGGCAATCAGAACAAAAAACTAGTGAAAGAAACCAATCTTGACTCCGGCAAAGTAGCTTACGAAGTTGACAAACGAATACCTAAAGACTTGGGTATTGTGTCAAGTGGTTTTGAGTTAGTGGAGTTTTTGGCTAGGTTCGCTAATATCCTTAACCCTTTCAACTTTAAGAAAGAAATCCAAGAAGCCAAGGAAATATCTCCTTTCTTTAAAGAAAGAACTAGGAGAGCGGCTTTACTTAAACGAGAAGCAGGCAGAGGGATCAGACAAAAAAGTACTCGCCAAGGAGTATTGCAAATATTAAATGATATCAATACCTTCTTGGGAGATATAATAGGTGTGCTTGGATACAAAGCAGCGTACAATAAAGATATTGATAGCGGCATGGACAAGGCAGCGGCAGCTAAAAAGTTTGACAGGTATAATAACACTCAGCAGACACAGCTTATCTCTGACCTTAACAAGCTACAGTTAAGTAGAAATAGTTTAATGAAAGTCATTACTACCTTTGGCAGTACTATTTATTTAGCTCAACAGATAGCGTTTATGAGTATGGTTAATATAGCCAAAGATATTTATCTGAGAAAATTACCTTCTAAAAAAGACATTAGGGTTGGAGCTATATCATTGGGCCTTGCTCAGTTAGCTTTCGTTTTTGTTTCTAATGCGGCAAGGATATTAGGCAATGACGATGAGGAAGAAGTGGAAGATGTAATGAAAGAATTAACAAAAGCCACTTATGGATTTAATTTATTAACTCAAATTCCTGTTATAGGTGGTGGTGTTAAAATTGGAGCCGCTGTTGCTGACGGTAAAAGTCCATTTTCTGTTAAGCCATCTGCAGTAGATCCTATTACAAGAATTGCTCTTGAGACAGGAAAAAATGTTAAGAAAATAATGAAGGAGGATGCCACTCAAAGACAAATCTTTGAAGCATCTAAAGGATTGTTATCAGTGCTTGTAGGAGCATTTACAGGAAAAAACATAAGACCTTTATTGGATTTATTAACTGCTATTAGTGTTGATGATTTAGCTACCAAGTACAACAACGCTTTAGGGGCTTTAGGTATTAGTCCATCTTATAGACCAACCAAAATAAAAAAAGCAGCAGCAGATGAGGCTTCACTAACTGAGGAAGAAAGAATGAGTAAAGATATGGGGAGTGGTTTGGAAGACTTTAACGATGCAAAACAAAACATCAATAACAATTACAATGATGTTTATAAAGAATTGTTAGGAGAGGAAGAAGAGGAGGAAGATAAAGAATAATCTTCCGTCCTCTTTACTTACAAGCTTGTAGAGTTTATCTATTTTTCTTTAGATATGCTTCTCTCCTTGCTTCAAAACCCTCATCATAATATATATTGTTAAAATACCTAATTGCAGCTCTTTTAGTCAAAGCACTTATAGTACCACATTCATTATAAGAGCATATCCAATCAGTTTCTAAACCAATAATAATTGATGCACCATCATAAGGGTGTTCAGGATCCCAATCCCTTGTGTCTACAAACATACAAGCCTCGTGGTTTGCAATGTCAGAAAATTTTCTAACTTTCTTTTTAATTCTAATTCCTGTGTCTTTCGTTATCATAGTTGTATATTTTAATTGTTTGTTTTACTCTTTTATAAATAAACCTCGGCTATTTGCCATATTAAGAAGTGATCCCAATCATCCTCTGCCACAGGGTATCTAAGTTCTATTCTATCCAATTTATACTCACGAACAAGTTTGTTAATTTGCTTGTTCAATCTGTCTAAATCTATATAATCACCCGTGTACCATTGAGCGGTAGTCATGTCATCTAAATCTCCATCTTTCCACATCCACAATTCTATTTCAAAATCCTCATGAGCAAAGTCTTGTGATGTGTACAAAATGTTAGTGATTTTTGTCTTTTTGTTTTTTAAATAATTTACCATAGTTGTTTGTTTATTATGTTTAATAAATGTTTAAATCTTGTATAAAGATATAACAATTTTTATTTAATTCCAAACACTAGGTTAAAAGTCAAAACAAAAGAACAGAGGTTTTTGGAAAATAGATTACAAATTCCATATCATTGGCCGAGCCATCACGGGGTTTGCGACCACCCCATTTTATCTCACCCTTGATGTCATCTAATCCAATCCAACCTTTTGTTCCACAGGCCCAAGACATCAATAATAATGTAGGTAAGTATTTGTGTGATGATATCATTTTATTGAGCTTGATTAATGACAGCATACCGCGATCATATTTATCAAAAGTAGAGGTGTAGTTTTTTATTTCTACAAAGCCAATGGCTTTGCCTTGCCTGTGGACGAGGTAATCTATTTCCCACTGTGGTAGCTTAGTACCTTCGTATTTATAATAAGTGCAAAAATCATGCAATAGTTTTTTTTCTGCAGTGATGTCTTGATTAGATTCAAATTTTTTCATAACTCTTCTTCTAAGCTGTTAGATATTTCTTTTAATTTATTTATGGCATTATTTACTTCAACATTAACATCTTCGTACTTTTCATCAGTTAATGCTTCGTATATTAAAGTTAGAGATTCGTAAAGGCCATCCATGGTATTGTTAATGTGATTAAGCCTCTGTATGTCTCTCTCGGAAAGTTTCATAATCCATTTAT